CCATGAATCATAATATACTGCATCGCCTTCGGCAATGATATCACGAGCCGATTGTATGAATTTTAAATCCTCTTTCAGTGATTCAAGGTCAGGTGGATTATCACCAAAAAAGAAACCGGTTGTTGGTGGTAGACTATCATTCAATAGGTCAAACTGTAATGCATCCAAATCATGTGAATATAATCGAACGGGAATACAATTAAATGATTTTGCATCACCGCCTCGGTTACGATACAGTTTTTCCATCCAACCATGGAGGTCGTGGTGTTTACGCCAGTAAAAGAATTCTTCCACTATTTGAGCACCATCACCGGCTTTAGCAATTTCAAAATCACCAAGTGCATCTTTGGCCTTAACCCGCCAAGCAAACATATCTAAACCCACGATAAACTCCTTATGTCAACGCATCAATTATTTGCTGAATCAGTATTGGATCAACTTTCAACCTTGCGGCCATTTGATATACATCCCAATGCCTTTCGAGCAACTCTTTAACGGCCAACACAATGTCATGGTGTTTCATATAAACTCCTTAAAGTTATACCCACTCCAACGCATTGGCCATCCTTTTAGACTACATCCTGTTGTGCATCTTGTTCCAAATCATCCAGTTTATAATCCCAGTATGCAATAAAACCTTCTACCTGGTCGATAACTCGGTCCATGCCATGCACCTTTGCACGGTAACCAGGGGTCAATTTCAATAGACTCAATTTGGAAATAATTGAATCAATATCAACATTCATTTTATCACGCAATGTATTTGTCATTTCATTTTCCTTTTTAAAATTGATTGTCTGATTTTTTCTTTATGCTCTTGAGATTTTGGTTTAATGTTGTTTTTTCCGTTTTTGTTACCCTTTAACGATTCAGATAATTTTTTTCGATGTTCTTGTGTTTTTTCATAAGACTTACCTGCAATCGACAACGCCAATTTGTGTTCGTCAGATAGTGAACCAGTTTTTTTTCCTTTATTCCAGGGTTCTTTACCTACAACACCGATATCAATACCTAAATTAACAGGTGCAATTGAATTTATTTTGTCTACCTGAATTCTATCAGGTTTTGAAGGTGTATATGCAACCTCAAAAATTTCACACATCTTACGGTTAAATTTGGCAGAGTTGTATATATACTTCATGCTGATGCTCCTATAAGCGTTAGAGTGGGTGCGCCTGTGGCGGGTGGCGACCCACACCTATTTATCAGTCTTTCGGAATAACAACACCGACAACATTATATTTCTTCTTCAAGAAATTTAAACACGCCTCAGCGGTGGGTCTAGCTGCCTCTTGTTTTGAATTCCACTGTGCAATCCACTTACCACGGTCTGCACGATACCACACGGTGCCATCAGCATGGGTGGACTTCGGTGCTTTGGTTGCCTTGACCTTAGGTGCAACAGGTGCAGGTGATTTTGCCATACGGGTGGCAGCAACCTTTTTCTTGGTTTGATAACCACGGGCAGGTTTGGATGGTTTTTCATCCTCTGAAACCTGGACAACGGGTTTGTTGGTCTTGAAATTGGGACCAGTCAAGGGGCCGACCCACGGATAAAAATCGACCGCTGTGGTTTCTTTATTGTCAAGTGCTTCCTGCATATCAAAACCACAACGACCCCATTGGCCGGTCTCCGCATTGTACCAGCGATAGGCTTTGCCCTGCTTGTCACGGTCGACCAAGTACATGGCAGTTACGGTTGGTTTATCTTTACTGAAATTCATCAAATCTCCTTATCAACTATGGAAGGATTATAACAGGCTGGTCGGATATGGCAATTCAGAAGAAAGTATTCCATTTGCCAGGTTGAAGAAAAAAGTACTCATTTTGCCAAGAATCGGTCACGCCAATCCTGTTCATACAGGCGTTGGGTCAGCAGGTCATGCGTTTGGCTGCCGGTAACTTCACCACACGATAATTGGGCGACCTGGTGCAGGCCAAAGTTATTCAGCTCTACGCCACGCAATTGGGCGACCATCAAATCCCATTGAAAATCATTATTCACAATTATGCTCCTTCATATTCACACAAAAATTCACGACCAACATCAAATGACACAAAATTATCTCCTTGCATACCCTGCTCAGAATAATGAATGTCACTGGTGCCAAATGCCACACGGATGGATTCCAAGAAAGCCGGGTCCGTATAGATTAGACCATCATTCTCCACATCCCAGGTGTCGGTATCAAAATATACACGCAATTCACCAAAATCACATTCTTCGTTCACATAAGGAACGGTAAATGCATGGACATGGACTTCCTTGATTTTACTAGACCAAAGGCCAGTTCCAGAGGTTACGATACGGTCTTTATAATGCTGCATTTTGCAACTCCTTGTAAAATTCATTCATGCCGGCAATATGCTCTTTTTGCAATTTGCCAGAACCATCGGCCAACACTGCAACATATTGGGAGAGAATATACTCCAATGCATCTTGGTGGTGGCGCTCGGGTATATTCACCAAAAAATGGGTGAGCTTGGTGTTAATGTCATCACGGGAAATTTTGTGTTTACGCATTAAGCCTCCATAATTACACCAAAATCAGCAAGCACTTGGTTTTCGTTTACAATCACCACCTCACGGGCTTCACCAGAAAACGGCAGAACCAAGGGCTCATCACACAGCACGGTGTACAAAACCTGACCACCGTATGATACACGGGATTCCTGTACCACACCGGTGAATTCATAATCACCAAGGTATTTCGCTTTGATGGTAGAACCGTCCTTATTCCAACCCATGATTTTCTCCTTCAATCAATCAATACAGTGAATTCTACAGGGAATGGTAGGAATGGCAACTGTAGTACAAAAGTTCTCAAGCAATTTTGTCAAGATTCAGTGTTTCAATTACAAATTCCAATTCTTCCCATGCTTCTTCAACCGTATCAAATCCACAAGCATTGTATTCGCCATCATAGGTTTTTACATAATATTTTCCCAACCCAGGGCTTACCTCGGTGTCAATACCAACCTCACCTTGCTCATTTGCTCGAATCATTATATCCATGTTACATACTCCAATATGTTTCGGATGACGGATTACAGCACCACGGCGTATCTGAATCAATCAGCACACCTTCACCTGTCATCAGGCTTTTAACCACCACCTTGTCAGCGGTAATATTCTCACCTTGCCAATTCCACAGGTCCTGTACCTTGTGGAATGCAGGACCAAAAGCAAGACCTGTATCCTCATCAAAGGACTGCCAACCACCTACAACCGATTTACAAATCAATTTCATTTGAATTACCTCTTAATAATCTTCCAACTCAGCAATTAGAGCTTGCAGGTTTTCTACCTCATCGGCATCCAACTCAGGGTCCAAGGACTCCAAGTCATATCGCAAATCTTCCAAATGCGTGTCAATCACATCCAATGCTACCTGACGGTATGCAATAGGGTCCAATTCCTTCAAAATGTAAGACCGTGAAAATGTCACACCTCCGATGACAACATCACCTTCCATGTCCAACAACTCATCCACAAAATCGTTCACTGTATCGACATTCATACCAACTCCTTTTCAAATTTCCAATAATTCTACCTGAATCCTACCTGATTGTCAAGTCGAATGCTTTAGTATTCCATTTACCTGCTCGAATACTAAAGTATGCTACCTGAACCAAGTGCATACTAACCTTAATACTTAGAACCTACCTTCGGTTTGGTTATTGAATACTAACATATCAAACTCATCGTCAATACCACGAACCAAATCATTCACATCCGAGATGCCGTAACCTAAAAGTTCACGTTTTAACGCCACGACCAACGGGTCAGCGTGACCAAAAGTATTCAAACTTTCCTCGTATTCCTGCAATGTAATATCAATTTCTGACATTTTCGACATAATTAAACCTTTCTTATTCACTTAAACCAATAGCATTAATTTCCAAATCTTCCAACTCAGATTGTAAGTCTTCCGTATTCATCATCGGTAGAATCATAGTAATATAGTTCACAAAATCGTCCGAGGACTTATAACCTTGGTTTACAATATGCTCTACAATCAGAGCAATGTAGTCATTCTTACTCATTTTCATTTGTTCTCCAAAACCAAAGTATACAATTTTTCTTCCATGCTTTCTCCTTGCTGTATAATGGTTGGACTATACAGGAATCCAGTAGAATGTCAATATAACACTATAGTATACCAACCAGTCCGGTCAAGTATTCCATCCCGTGTCCATATCTTCCAATGGATTAGACCATAAAAAACCAATATTGGCAATGGTAAACCATAGTATTCCAGTAAGGTAAAGTAATAAAATAGACTACCCAAGTAGTCGAAAAGTTTTAAAAAACCATCGTATGCACTATAATTCATCCATAGGTGCAATATTGTGCAATAAAGTGCAATTTTTCGCATGGTGAATCGCAGGAATACGCTAATATTTTGGTATTAATCCGACTTAGTGCCTGGGTGGCATTCCATTTCATTACAGGATCGACCAGGATGCAAACAAAATGCCTCGGAGCCATTCTTTGGTTTCTCATTCCGCAGCCCCTGTAAGAAAAAAGTTTTAATCCGAGAGCATCCCCATAAGGCGACCAGGGTCCGTGTCCACCCCAGTCCTGCTTTCGAATGGGTCCATTATACAGGTCCAAGAGTTCCTGTCAATATAAGAAAAAAGTTCTCACAAAATCTCCTGTAAGAAAAAAGTTTACAGTTGCCAAAACCGGTAAAATGCTCTACAATCCATTCCATGATGATTGAAAAGGACGCAGCAATGACGGAATTTGAGCAACGGTGCTATGGTATGAGCGAAGCGGATATCCAAGAGCAGTATATGGAAAGCATCACCGCTCGGTGCTCTGGACTGGAAATGGTGGTTATGTCCATCCTGTCCGATGCTCAAGAGCTGATGAGCTTTGGCCATGCACAAGCAACGGATCAGGCTCGGAAGGAGCTGAACCGTGCGAAATATATCTTGAGCGAAATGATGGAAGAAAAACGTTTACAGGTTGCCGAATAACGGCTTTTTGGTTAGAATCCATTCCATGATGATTGAAAAGGAGACAGCTATGTCCAAATTGAAAACCCTCCGTGCTGAGCTGGCAACCGCCCAGGCTCAGGTTAAAGCCCTCCGTGAAGCCATTGCTGCTGAGCGTGAAGCAACCAAGGCAACCAAGCTTGCCACCAAGGAAGCCAAGCAGGCTGCACTACAGGCCAAGCGTGAAGCGGCCATTGTGAAAGCACAAGCACGGCTTCAGAAGCTATTGGAGAAGCAGGCAGCTCCCGTTGGTATTAAGGCTGCCAAAGCCGCCCGTAAGCCTGGCAAGGTTACAACCTATGGTGCCGAGGACAACCGTATAGCCTCTGCTATTATGGCTAAAAAGGCAAGCGCTTAATCCAGTAGGGGGATGGAATACTAAAGTTTACGGTTGCCATCCCCCAAGGATTCCACTACAATCCATTCCATGATGATGAAAAAGGAACAAAAAATGATGATTTTCTCCCGCTTAGAGCTTGCCGCCGTATATCTTTCCGGAATGTCCGTTGGTTATGCGCTTGCTATGATTGTCCGTTATTTTGGAGCTTAACATGGATAGCTTTTGGAATCGGAATGAGCTGGCCATCCTGACCACCGTTGGTGCTTTGGCGCTGGTTGTTTTGCTAATTGACCTTTTTATTTGGAGAATGTAATGGTTGGACGGATTAAAATGGACAAGGATACCATTCCTTTTGAGGGTGGCCAGGTGTTGGATACGGAGCCAGTGGTGGTGACCAATCCCTTTTCAGGTGAAAGCTGCGAGCTTACTCCAGTGGCCGTGGCGGTGTATGATATCATTATGGGTGCCCAGACCTTTGGTGCTTATCGGACCGTCCAGACCGGACTAGAATGGTTCCGCCGGTTCTATCCTCGGGAGTATATGATACTTTTGGACTAATGGCAACCATGACCCACCACTCCGGTGGGTTTTTTAATGGACGCTTGCCATTCCCGCTGGTTCCATTACAATCCATTCCATAGTAAAGAAAAGGAAACAGCAATGCTAAAGCTCTCAAAAACCTCCAAGCTCGGTACCAAAAGCTGGTCCCTCCAGGCTCTCGAAACCTGCCCCGGTTCTAAATTGACCAACGGCCAATTGGTTGCCGCTTGCTCTGGTTGCTACGCCACCACCGGCATGTACCATTTTGGTCCCGTCAAAGCTGTCCGTGCTGACAATAAAAAGGACTGGCAGCGTGATGGCTGGGTTGCTGATATGGTGAAGGCTCTGTCCAAGGACACCCATTTCCGTTGGTTTGATTCCGGCGACATGTATGCTCTAGAGCTTGCCGAAAAAATGCTGGCCATTATGGAAGCCACCCCCAACACCAAGCACTGGTTACCCACCAGAATGTATAAATTCCCTAAATTCCAGGCTGTGTTGGCCAAAATGCAAGCCCTTCCCAATGTCATGGTCCGTTATAGTAGCGATGCCGTGGATGGCACCTATACACCTGGCCTCCATGGTAGCACCATTTTACCTGATGCTACCTCAGCACCTGCAGGCGTTACAGTATGCCAAGCCTATAACCAAGACGGCAAGTGCCTGAGCTGCCGTGCTTGCTATGACAAATCCGTGGCGGTTATCGGATATCCGGCACACGGCCGTAAAATGGCCAAAGTTATTCGCATTGCTGTAGCCGCTTAATACTTTGGTTTGCGGCTTTATGGGGGCTCTGAAGCCCCCTTTTTTTGGCTCTAATGGTATACTTTTGTTTGCGGACTCGGTTTGACTATAGGTGGAAGGGATGAAGCCCCATGGGGAAGCGTTAGCTAAAAAAAGCTCCTCCAGGTCAAACTCTTTTTTTCCATTTTTTATTTTTCGGGGCCGGCATTAAGGATTTCGAAATTTTTTTCTGGAGCCCCTATCACTCCAGGAGTGTTCTGCTCTGTATTTCCCAGTATTTCTCTATGGATCTCTTTGCGTATTCTGAATCTACAAATTGTCCATTGTGTAATTCATGGTGCATAAAGTTTTCTACTCTATACATCTTTGCAAGCCATACTGCGGTTGATCCTGTACCTACCTTATGGACGGCACCAATGATTTGTCCATCTTCATCGTCATAGTAAGCCCAAAAGCCAAACTCTTTTTCCATCCACTTTTTCAATTTTTATCTTCCCTTAATTTTATTTGTATAAGTTTTCGTTACACTCTATTTCAATCAGTTTATTGTACAGTTTTTGTATTTGTTGGGATTTAACTGGATCATCACAAGCACCTCTTAATTGTGTAAAGATATCATGTATGTCATCTCTCATATACCAAGAGTAAACGAACCAACCGGATGGATTTCTGTATCCTCTGAGATTATCGGCGGTTGCATAGACAAAATTGGAATACGATAGGTTTTGTGTATTGTTCATTGCCCAATGTTCCTGGCACTTTTGTTCAACAAATTTCAGATATTCTGATTTGTTACCAGCGACAACGAAATACTTTCCATTCATACAGATTTACGTGGTTTTCTTGTTTTAGGCTTAGGTGTTTCTTTCTTTTCACCGTCAAAGAAGTCCTCTAAGGATGAAAACTGTGGATTCGTTTTCTTTATGGGTTTAGGTTCGGAGTACCAAGATTCTCTGTGTTCTTCTTCGGTGATTTCAGTGACTGTGATGGAATCGGTCCAGTGGCTCTGAGAGCTTTTCTTCATACCCTCGAGCATTCTGCCAATGCAGGTGTAACTGTACTGGAATCCATTGACGAGTTTCACAGTAACTCTGTGGTATGTGGTTTTGGCCATGGAGTATCCGGAAGCGCTGGAAAAATTAATAACGGTAATAGACTGGACCTAGGCCTGAGGGGCATTTGAGGTCTAGACAGAATTGTTTAATATCGGGAGTAATTTGAATACCACATTTGGAACATTCTGATAGGGTTGGAATACGGTTGTCAACCAAGAGTTTTGCCATGGAGACAAGTTCAGCTTTCATTTCTTCGACCTGTTGTTCTAGGTCAATGATTTTTTGTTCAAGTAGTTCGGTGTAGATTTTCTTTTGCATGATAAGTCCGGTATAGTTTTACAAGATAAGCAAACTCAATAGGGCAATGGTCTGGATCTGGAAGCTCGCCGTAGAGTTCTTCCATTTGTCGATAATGAAATAGTACGTCTTCATCCTTCATAATACTCTCTGTAAAGGCCTTCAAGGATTTTCATTACATCTTCTTCGGTCATTGGTGAATCTTCATCAAGTCTATCTTCTAATGGCAGGAATTCCCAAGAATCGGCTTCTACATCATACCATGCATAGATACAGACTTCTTCCTTTGGACGGTGGATGATTGCAAACCAAGTCTCGTGTTCTGGAAACTCAAACTCTGGTGTTAACGCATCTTTGTGAATAAAGATTGCATAGGACTCCATGTTTTTGTTGCCACCCTCGGTGTAACGATACTCACCGTTTTCATCTTCATCTTCCAGGTCACCATAACCATCAAAGATGATTTTGACAGGTGGAATGTCGGAGATGTTTTCACCAATCACTAAGTCATCAGGATCACGATAGGATGCTTCCATCAATGTCTGTAGAAGAAAACAGTATCGTTCAAAATCATAATCCATTTTATAGTCCTTCAATAGATGACCAGGCTTTCAGTTTTTCCCGTTTGGCTTTTCGAGCAGCATTTACTGCACTATCTGAGATTATACACTTTTCCACAAGGATGTCAACCATGGCCAATAGGTCACCAATTTCTTCCTCTAGGTGTTCACGGTTATTGACACCTGTTTTTGGATGTTTGGATTCCCAACCAAAGCGGAAGATTTTGGAGACTGATTGGGAAACCTCTGCACATTCTTCCTGTGTAATGCAGAGAATTTCCTTGATTTGATTATCCATTAGAAATGTTTTCATTTAAAAGTGTGGGTGCTGAATCACCACCATTGACAAAATCTTCAGCAAGGTTTTCAGCAGCAACCTCATTGGTCATGGATGCACGGCGAATACAAGTTGTACCAACATACATTGCAACTTCCCAAACATTAAACTTGGAATCCCAGTGTCTCTTAATTAGAGTAACGGTGGCCTTCCTTTCACCGTTGTAGTATTCGGAATAAATTTCCATTTTAGCTCCTTATGAAATCAAATCAATAAAACGGTTGAGAACAACACGGCTTGTAATCTTCTTACCTGTGTGCTTTGTAAATGCGGAGACCATACCACGGGTTGTTGCATTTTCTTTGAACACAAGTTCTTCTTCATCATCAATACTTAGGCCTGTTGAACGGAGAACATAGTAATCATCAAAGCCAGTTGAATTAATTACAAGGCAAGATTCTTTCTTAAACTTGTCCTTGAATTGTTGAATGTATTTTTCTTTTTGATTATATTCAAAGCCATCACACTCTGGCCAGAAATAACCGGCTCGTTGTGCAATGTCTTTTGTTTCACCAACAAAGAATCCAATGACATGGGAATTAGTACGCTGTTTGAGTAAACGCAAAAAACAATCGGTCTGTCTCATTGCATTGTTCATGCGCCAGCTTTGACCGATACGGGAAAATACTTCTTCATTTTTTGTAATCGGATCACAAATGTGCATATGTGTATAACCATGACTCTCAATACTAGAATCATTATAATCACTATCAAACACATTGTTAATTGTGGAACCTTCACCATCAGTCAGAAACACGGTGTTGACAATTTGCAAACGGTTGTTTTTCTGAAACTGAGGAACAATTTCCATGGCAGCAATGATACACTCATTCAAAGGAGTGCCAGAAAAGCCAAGCCAAGGCGGTGTGTATGTTCGATGATAACGGCTATTACCGTAAACTTGTGGAGTTGCTCCGCCTGACATTTGCAATAGTGCAGCGCCAGCAGTGGTAAATTCATGTGCTTTCATACGGGAAGAAAGCAAATTAATAATACCAAATTGAGACAGAACAAGGTCACCACCTTTTCGAACAGGTCTGCTCATATATTGGGATTCTGTACTTTCAATAAAACAATAAACATCAAAGGGAATGTTTACTTTCTTGCAGAACAATGCCAAGTTGAGCAATTGTTTCACGGTATTTTCAATGTGATTGACCATGGAACCAGACCAATCAATGAACATCACCAATCCGTGTGACTTGCCTTGAGGCAAGGTTGTCATTTTCTTAAAAATATCATCGGTGAAATTGTACGCATACAATTTGTTCATGTTCAATTCACCAGTTTTAGAAACTTTTGCACGGCTATATTGGTCGGCATTCTTGCGGAGTTCAAATTCTTTCACAAGATACGACACAACCTTAGAGGATTCACGGCGATATTGATTGAATTTAGCCAAAGGAAGTTCAAGGCCTTCATTTTTGTAACGGCTATACACTTCTTTGTAGTCAACAATCTTGGAAGTATCGTAAAAAGGAATATTTCCATAGATATGTTTTGTGTATTTGCTTTGGTCAAACAGTTTGCCTTCGTTCTTACGATAAGCATCATCAGTTTCCGAACGAATTTCTAGTGGTTTTGAATTGGGTTTCAGATTACGACCAGCACCCATGCCAGCACCTGCTGTTGTTCCATCTGCTTCGGTGCCATCCGTATCTTCGGATTCACCTTCGGCTTTAGTTTCTTGTTCAGATTTTTGCTCGGATTCAATTTCTCCATCAACATCGTCTGATTGTGAAGAACCAAAAACGTCTAAATCTTCATCGTCAATTTCTAATTCACCATCATCATCGAGGATAACATCAATTTCTTCAAATTGCATATTCTCATATTGGTCTTCCATGAATTCACAAATGCGTTTTGTGAGCTCTACAACTTCTTCATATGTTTCGGTAGACTCAACTTCATCTAGAAGCTTGCGTTCTTCTTCATTAAATGGCAAAGCAAGTGATGCACCAATCTTGCAATGCAGATTAACACGGTCAATAAAGTTCATTTTTGTTACATCTTTGTTTGATGTACCAAAGAAATCACGGTCAAGTAGCTCTTTGTATGCTTTGATAAACGGAGCTTTGATGCCAGGATACTTGTTTTTGATTTTTCGTTCGATTCGGGAATCTTCCACGACATTCAAAACGGACATATTTACTTTTTCTTCTTTGGCTTTCTTCATTCCTTCGAAAGGAGTATAGAGAGCGTGACCAACCTCGTGACCCATAAACAAGTCATACAGCTCTTTGGATAGTTTTTGGTCAAGAATAGGCACGGTCAGTGTGCGGGTTTGCACATTGAAGCTAGCTGTAGGCACTTGAGCCTGATAAATTGTCAGGTTTTCAGTAGCCATAAGCTTGGCAAGCAAGGATTTTTGTGCAAGTAAACTCATTTTTTCTCCGTCATAATCAAAATATTGCCGGTTGGCGTTTCTTCAACCTTCAGATTTAGTATTGTACCAGGTTTCCAACCCATGTCAAGTATCAAATCATCAGGTAGTTGTAAAATTACATCATCTGAACCATCACCAGCATCAATTATATCCACGTAGTATTTTTTCGTCATAATCTTCTTGTAAGGATCTGTATTTTTCTAAATCTTTTTCATAACCAGACAGAGCAACCCATCTACGGACTGCTTGGTCAAGCGTTCTCCAATCAATAGGTGAGAGATTTTGCTCGGTGTTTTGGTTTTCGCTCATATTTTACCTCATTTTTGTGCTTTTGAACAGGCTTAATGGGCGTCCTACAAACAGGCCGTTGCAATTTTACAACAAAATTCATTTTTTGGCTCATTTTAACGCCTCATTTTCGAAATATCTACTGCTTCCTCGCTGTTAAACACAGGAACAGCGTTTGATTTGTGCAAAGTTGCAATTCCGAGCATCTTGTCGCCTGTGTAAACCTTGGTTTCTGCTTTTGTGGCGTTGCCGCCAAAGCTATTTAATGATGGATACTTAGGAGTTTCACGTACAAAAGGCTTGGAAGGCTGCCAAGTGACAGCTTTGTACTTTACGGGTTTTTTGGGTTCGTATTTTTTGACAATTTCATCCCACTCAGCAGCAAGTTGGCGCTGAGTAGCGTTAGGTTTACGCTTTTTGGATTTTGGTGTGCGAGTGTAAATCATCATAACAATATCTCCAACGAATAAAATGTATTATAACATAGCTGGAGATATTGTCAAGTGATTTGTTGTGTATCTACAACATCAGTATCGGTATTTTTGTGTCTTTGCACTTTGACGACTACCGTAGTAGGATTCATAGTCATCATAATACTTTAATTTACGCTGATCCTTTTTGCGTACTTTTTTCTTATCATATTCTTTATCAAGAAAATCATCATCATCGTAGTCCCGAGCTTTACGAAACTTAGACATAACTTTAGACACAAAAACTCCTTATTAAGGTAACATATTAGGAAATGCTGCCTTGACAAATTTATAATCAAGGCCTTTAACACCCAAATCTTTCTGGAAAATTCCAAGAATGATTTCAGCTTCTCTGGGTTCGATAGATTCCAACACTTGAATTAAAAGCTCTTTGCGTCTTTTATCTGTTAGATTTTCTGCTGTTGGATTTCCGACTTGAAACATATACAATCTGCGTAATTGTGCATTAAGACCATCATATGTGATGCCAGGTAAAATATCTGTTGGCACTTTGTAGTTGTCGGGTAATTCTTTGACTTTCCATTGATAGTCGGGATGATATGTCATCCTCAAAACATCAACTAATGTATGTGAAAGGTATTTGCCAATTACAGCCATTCGTTCTTGTTTATTTTTGGCTTCTTCAAATTCATCAAAAATTTCATAAAGTGGTTTCATCAAAATTCCTCAATAACATCCATTAGGTTTTTAAGTTTGTTTGCGATAAAGTAATCTAAAATTTTTCCCTTAGATGCGGGTTTTGTTTCTTCATAGGTATTTATGATTTTAGTCTTTATTTCGCCTGGTATGTTTCTCAGGTCGATTAGTACCTGATTACGTGCGAATCCTGTGTTTGCAATCGTATCGTAATTTACATATTCTTCATTTAGGTATTTCTCCATCTTTTGCTCAGTCATACGTTTCTGCCTTTGGCCAGTAACGAATGTATCACCAGAAGAAATGATGTTTGGAATACCGTCACCTTTATCTCCGTTGATAATTTTCATTTTCAATTCTTTCAACGGATCTTCTGACACAAGGAATTTCTTCTGTGCAGGATTATATTGTTTGATTTTGTGTTGTGACTTGTTATTATACATTTGCAGTTGTAGAAAGTCTCCATCACTGGAAATAATCAATACATCTTCATGCATGACAGCTCGAGGTGCAAGCGTACCAATGATATCATCGGCTTCTGCACCTTCAACATCAATTACTTTGTATGGAAAGTTTTCCTTGAGTTCAACTTTGAATTTGGCAAGCATATCAAAGATAAGATGCCAATCAAGGTCGGATTTCTCCCGTGCTTTCTTGCGGTGTGCCTTGTAGAAGGGGAAGAATTCCTTGCGCCAGTATTTACGGTTGTCAGCACACAGAACAACCTCACCGTATTCTTTGCGGAAGTTCTTTAGGTGAGTTCTGATGATATTCAGAACCATGTGACGAATCAAATCTTCTTCTAATTTGAGTTTCGGCTTTTGGTTGGCAATTTGAGCCATGAGGCCTGCCAACAGTACTTGATTTAAATCAACGAGAATCATAATGTATCATTAAAAGTTGTTATTCGTTATTATAACTCAAATTTGACCATTTGGCAAATATGTCCTTGGCCAGTTTGTCGGATGTGGTAGTTTTCCTGGTAATCATACCATACCAATCATCTTTAATCATTCTTGTAACATATTCTCTAGGATCAATTAGAATGCCATCGAATCTATCCAAGTCCACAATATCATATTCTTCATTCATACGAAAAATGATGATATCGAACAAATCACCCATTTCTGAACCACCAACTTTTTCACTCTTTTCTCTATATTGTGCAACTTCCAATTTCACTTGGTCGTCATCACCTTCCGGGTGTGGCACAAAAAAGATTGTATCATAATCTCCAATGTGTTTGAAAATTTCTAACATTAAATTCCTTTAAGATGCGATTTTCTCACTCTTACCATAATCCAGGTATTGTAATACTCATCACTTTCTAATACACCATTGACAAATTGTTCCTTTGCTTCAAGATAACCTGCTGCACCTTTGGATAGGCACAAATGGAGTATCTCTCGCTTGAAACATTCCTTTCCGTGTATTATAACATCTTTTTTCAATTCCTCATTGCTACCATAGTAAGTTTGCCAGTCTGAAAAAACTTTGTAACGTTTTTTCTTACCTTTTACTTGTTTGGTTTTGGAACTGTAAAAGAATTTCTTACCTATGTACTTCTTTCCGTTTGTTGTGTTGGTGATACAATAGACGAATCCATAGTTATCACCAATCATTTCCTCGGTAAATTCAGTGTCATTATATGTCCAGTTTAATCCCATTTTGAATCATCATCATCTTGTTCATCCTCATCTATATATTCTTCTTGTATATCTTCGATGAGTTCTCCACAAAATGGGCAATGTTCTGGTAATTCTTGCGACACCAATTGTTCTACATAAGCAACTTCATAACTTGATTCACAATTCAGGCATTCGCCAGTAACTAGTTTGGTCATTTTGACTCCTTAATGAGCCCAAACATCACCCCAAGTTCCTTGCTGAGCACCTTTTGCGTAGTCTGTTGCACGATTCTCAAAGAAGTTGGTATGTGTTGGAGCATTAATCATTTCTTCAACCCATGGTAATGGATTGCGCTTAACTTTAAAAATACCCTTCATACCAAGCCCAATCAATCTACGGTCAGCAATGTAACGAATGTATTTCTTAACATCTTCTTTTGTTAGTCTTTCCATTTCAGTTACACCAAACGCCAAATCAATAAACTTGTCTTCTAACTCCACCATTCTTTCAGCAATGGTATAGATTGAAGATTTCAACTCATCATTCCAAATTTCCGGGTTTTCATTTATATATGTTTTAAATAATTTCATCATGTTCTCGGCGTGCATTGTTTCATCAACAATAGACCAAGTAACAATCTGACCCATGCCCTTCATCTTTCCGTTACGTGGGAAATTTAACAACATAATGAAAGAGGAGAACAACTGCATACCTTCAGTAAAAGCACTGAACACGGCGATATGGCGTGCAGTGTTCTCTTTTGTACTATTGTTTGATGCAATGTCCAAAACATATTCATGTTTGTCACGCATCTCCGAATACTCTAGGAATTCATTGTATGTTGTTTCTGGCAGACCAAGAGTTTCAATCAAATGAGAATATGCAGCAATATGCAATGCTTCACGGGCAGCGAAACCCATGAGCATCATTCTCACCTCAGGCTGTGGGAAATAAGGTAGATAATTCCTAACGTAGCCGCCTGCCACATCAATATCACCTTGAGTAAAGAACCTAAAAATGTGCGTAAGGAATTGTTTTTCATCATTACTTAATTTCCTTTTCCAGTCTTTTTCATCTTCTAACATAGGAACTTCGGTATGAAGCCAGTGAATCTGTTCATGTTTCAACCATGCTTCATATGCCCAAGGATATACAAATGGTTTAAAGCTACTGCGTTCGTCAGTTAACTTATAATTTTGTTTTTTAATCATTGAACCATTCCTCTAATTGTTTTAATGACTGCACACCAGTTTGTTTTTTCAAAATGTTGTAATTTTCGTCCAACATCACCAGAGTTGGTACACTACGTATACCAAAATTCATAGCAGCTTCTGTATTTTCATCAATATCAACAACTTCAATAGGAATGTTTGTTTTAATTGACTGTAAATTCTTTTCTAACATTTTACATGGTTGACACCACGATGCGGTAAATCTAATAACTTTCATTTGTTCTCTCTTTCATACATTACTGTGTCAGTGTCACCTAAAGACCATTTTGCATTAGTTTCAACTGACCATCTTTTTGTTGATACTTTAAAATCAGGCATTTTCAATTCTTTTGGATTGCTTGATGGTTCAAATATGATTAATCTATTGTTTGGTTGTGCAGCGAATTGGCCGTTATCACATTTAATGAAATTATAGGATTTGTGGTCCTCAATTTCTTCTGAAAATCCTGTATCCAATATATTAAAATCTGGATGTGCAGAATCTACAGTAAACATATATTCACCATACATCCAACCACCATCTTTTAATTTAAATTTGCACCTCATTGATTGTAACTGTGATTTTTTCAAAACAGTTATATCATAACTCAAACTATCCCATAGTTGCAAATAGTCCAAAGACAGTGGTTCACCTTCAATTGGTTTCCAACAATATGCACTAATTGGTAATTTATCATATAAAGCACCATATTCATTCAGATATGATTCTATACGAAAAGCTTGACCTCTTATTGATTTGATACTTATCCACCAACAAGGAACCAATTCACCAAATCCCTTTTGAAAATCATATAGGAATTCTTTTCTAATAAAACACCTAACTGGAGGTAAGTTGGCAATTATATGAGCCATTTAACCCTCACAAGCAATACAATCGTTTCCTTGAGCAATCTGTGTCATATCTAATTCTTTAATGACTTCACGCTCAATCCTCTTTGATACTTTATCAGCCTTAGCCAATTTTTCACTACGGCAGTAATAAAGTGTCTTTAATCCTTTTTTCCATGCCATAAAGTGTACGGCATGAATATACTTAACATGGCTGTCTGGTCTAAAGAATACATTTAGGCTTTGTGCCTGGTCAATGTATTGTTGACGGTCAGCAGCATGTTCAATCACCCAACGCTGGTCAATTTCCATGGATGTTTTAAAGACTTCTTTATCAATTTCACTCATCCACTCTAAATGTTGAACTGAACCATCGTTAGCAATGATACTCGACCAAATTTGTTGATACTCATCTTCACCTTTTGGTGTTAATGGTGTGCCATCTGGTGCAAGATAATTCATAATGACTTTATCAAGATAACGGTTCTTGTTTAGATATGAGCCCGATAAAGTGTCCTGACGGTATGCATTAGCACGCCAAGGCTCAACACTAGGGCTAGTATTTCCCAATATGATAGACGAAGAAGCATTTGGAGCAATAGCCATAAGATGACTAAAACGGAAACCAGTGCCCACAGCATCGGGTGCTTCGCCACGTTCCAGACCGAGTTGAACATTTGCTTCATCTAATCCCTTTCTTATTGTTCTAAAGATTTGATTGTTGATTGATTTTGCAATTGCAGATTCGAAAGCCACACCTTTTCGTTGGAGATAAGCATGGAAACCCAAAGCGCCAACGCCAATAGAACGTTCACGCATAGCAGAATATTTGGCACGAGCAATATAGTCAGGAGCATTGTCAATGAAATATTGCAACACGTTATCAAGCATTTCTGCTACGTCACGTAGAAAAAGTGTATCATTCTTCCACTCATCATATGTTTCCAAGTTTAATGATGAAAGACAACATACAGCAGTACGATTTTCATCTGTCGGCAAAATAATTTCCGAACATAGATTTGATTGATGTACTTTCAAACCTTTGTCTTTCAACCATTGTGGCAACATACGATTGCTTGTATCAATAAAATGGATGTATGGTTCACCTGTGTGCATACGCAGGTCCATTAATTTCTCCCACAACATCTTAGCAGATACAACTTCACGCACTTCACCTGAATGTGGATCTTTTAATTCCCAATCATCGTTTGCGTTTTTGTCAATCATGCAACGCTCGATTATTTCCATGAATGAATCTGGAATATTCACTCCATGGTGTAGATTCAGACAACGCATATTTTGGTCGCCTGTTGGTTTACGCATTTCTAGAAAAGGGATAATATCAGGATGAGATATATCAAGGTAAGCAGCATAACTGCCACGGCGAGTGCGGCCTTGACGATAAGCCAAAGAACTCGCATCGTAGATTTTGAGGTGTGGCATGACTCCTGTTGATTTATCATCAGAAGAACGTATGCCGAAACCAATGCCCACACCGCCGCCAAGCATAGAAAGCCAATTAGTTTCACTAAGATTGTCAACTAGTCCCTCCGCTGTGTCTTCAATAAAATTAAGGAAACAAGAGATAGGCATCCCACGCTTAGAACGGCCAAAAGATAAAATGGGAGTAGAATAAGAAAGCCAATGCTTACTGCTGTAATCATACAAACGCTGAGTGTGAGCAGGATTACTTCCAAACTGTTTCGAAACAAACGCAAAACGATGTTGTGGAGATTCTTCATCTTCTCGCATATATGATTCTTTAAGTCTTTTGATACCCAACTCATCGAATAATTTATCTCTCTCTAAATCTATATTAATCCCAAGATATTCCATTTTCTTTACCTTATTATTTTTTTACGAATGGTTCCAGATTAGGTGGTGTCCAACCTTCAGGCTTCAACACTTTACCATCTGCACGCTTGTTTACTTTACCGGTCACTGGATCAATTTTAGAAAGATTAGAACGAGCAACTTCATCCCATGCACCGTTCACATCATAACCTTTCATGTAACAATAACCCAATATCACCCAAATCATATCCATGCAACCGTCTAATTGCCCCACTTCATCATTGGAAAGATAATCACGAATGAATTCATCAAATTCTTCACGAATGAGTTTCTTATATAGTACTGCGTTCTGACCGTTTCTTTCCTGTTCACACGCCTCAATAAATTTTACAACGTCATCATACATTGATGAACTCCTTAATCATAGGAAAGATAGGTTCGATGGCATCAGCACACCTCAAAGCAATTTGTTGATGTTCTTTTTGTGTACCATTACCCGAACGGAGTTGTATATAGTGAACCCATGAACGTAGTGTTCCATTCATATACATTCTTGATACTGTAATACCTTCAGGTAAAACAGCTCGTGCTTGTTCTTTTGCAATACCATGTTCAATTGCCCAATTGTAAGTATCATGTGTAATCTTGTGAATATTCTTTTGCATATTCTCCCACTGATACGCCAATCGACGTTCTTCATCAGTACCACTAATTGAAATACTGTTCTGTCGATTCTTTGTGTCTTGTAGGCGACACTCCTTCAACTCATATCCTAAATCCGCAACAGCATAACGCTGTGAGAACTCTTGGAATGAAAATGAACGATGCCTTAGAATCTGACGAGCAATATCTCTTGTCGTTTCAATCTCTAAACATACACTCACCATTTCAAGTGGTGACCAATGTTGATTTTTAATCAAATAACGAACAAGCTTTTCTGCTGTGTCTGTGTTGTCTTGATTTGCTGGGTTGGATACTCTTGCACAATATGCAATTTGTTCCAATAGATTGCGACCCTCAGGGTCCTGAGAATAATTAATTAATCTAACAGTCATTTCACACCTTTTTCCAGTTTATAAATTCTATTTTCGCTCTCAAATTTTGGAATGTATTTTTACTTATAATATCTTGAATTTCGTCCGGTGAAAAACCAGACAAAATCATTTCATTAATATCTTTTTCCTCAATCATTTCTGGCCAGATGACAATAAGATAATGTTCCTCAATGGCTTTTTCCATGTGACGACAAATATCTTTATTTCTTGGTTCGTTATCGTAAATCAAAACTATTTTTGATTTGTCAATATAGTTTGCGGCTTTGGTAAGAGTTGCGTCTGCCGTGGCCACGGCGTTCTCCAAGAACAAGGAATCAATTGGTCCCTCAGTGACATACACTTTAGTTTCTTCATCACCAAGGTCGATCCTATCAAGTCCAAAGAGTTTGATGTTGTCATCTTGCATCTTCACTGTTATGTATCGTAACTTGGATTCACCCAATGCACGACCTTGGAAGGCTACGAGATTTTTATTCTCATCATAGAATGGAATGACCAAACGAGGATCGTTCTCTTTTAAACCCTCCTTTTCAATCTTCATATCAATTTCAACAAACTTCTTAAAATCCTCGGCATAATACAACGAACCGTGGTGTATCGCAGGAATCTTCCGGTTAAGGACATAATCTTTTGCATAGTGACCATCTGGCAACGATTGTATGGATGGCAGTGACAATTTAGTTTTAAACTTAGGTGTATCCTTTACGATTTCAAAATCAGGTTTTTTGTAGTTGTCACGGCCGGTTTCACCGTTCTTGTAACGCTCTAGTGAGTACTCTTTAAGTAAGCTGGAGTCAACTTTGTCCAGGAAATTATAAAAGGACATGGATGCACCACAATTGTGGCACATAAAGAAATAGTTGCCCTTCTTGGCATACACGTAGCCACGGGCTTTTGTTTTATTTTTGGATGAATCGCCACAGATAGGACAACGGAAGTTATAGAGATCCGTTTTTTTCTGTGTGAATTTTGGAAGTTTTGGAGATACCCTCAACAAGAAGGTTCTATCAATATAAATGGACATAACAAAAACAAAGACAATCAGTTAATCAATTTCGTAATTATATCACTTTTCAGGTGAGATATCAACCATGCCAAAACAAGAATACCACCGGCTGCCATCCATTTCCATTCCAGGATTTTTTGTATTTCGGTATCTTCTTTTTTGTTGTGTTCGGCAATGTCTTTGCGTAATGCCTTGATTTCTTCCATTAGTCTGCGTTCGGTAAGTTCCACCTTGTCGGACAACTCCCTACTAATGGTAGTAATCCTAGAATGAATCTCTTTTACATCTTCATCCTTTTCTTCTTCTCTTTGACGCATATCGTTATAAATCTGTTCTACAATTTTTTCTTGACTTACAGTTAGTCGTTCAATAACTTTGTCCATTTTATCACACAAAACAGTAATGGACGATACCTGAGTTTTCAGGACGCCAACATCTACCTTTAATTGTGTGATATCTTGTTCGGACATATTATTTCTTTACAGGAACTTCTGTGCCCTCAAGTTTCTTATGAATCTTGATTACTTTGCAATCTTGTTGTGGTTTACCATCTTTACCGACAACAACTTTTCCATCTTTACCGACTCTATCTACACAAACTTTCTTTTCTTCAGCAGCAAATGCACCGGCAGCAATAGTAAGTGTCAACAATGCAATTAATTGTTTCATTTTTCTTCCTTTTTGGTAAATTTTTCGGATGCAGTGAATCCTAGACCTGCAATAACGATATACATCATTGAATCGAATGTTTGTGCAGATACTTGTTTATTTAGGAACATCTCACATACAAAAGATAGAGAGCAAAGTCCAAAAGCAACAAAAGTTATGACTCTTTTGCTGCTTACTGAACCGTTATGGCCATCCGCCAATAAACTAGTGAACCAGGCTTTCATTATCTTTCAGGATGTGGTGGTTGTGCTGGTGCAGGTTTGCCACCGAAACCAGAAACAACTTGTGGCGCAAAATCAGCAACTGTTGAAGCAAGGTCACTCATACTTGTACCATTGAAACCCGTAGGTGCAGGACCAATTGGTTTTGTTGCTGGTGCAGGCGCTGGTGGAGGTGCCGACATGGCTTTCTTTGTTGCCTCAAAGTTTTCACTTGCAGCCTTTTGTGCAGCCAACATTGCTTCTTTATCTTCTTTACTATTACCTGCCAACATAATACCTGACAGTGTACCAGTTAAGAATGTTGCAATTGGTACAATCAGTTCAAAGAACTTCTGGTCGATTGGTGAAATTGCGTTTAGTGGTTGTGTCACAAAGATAAGTGAATACAACACAACAAAAACAATACCTGTCAATGTCAATGCAAGGCAGATACCAATAAAAAATTTCAGACGAGCCATTAATTGCTCTTCTGTGTATAGGAATGTTTCTTTATTATTTTCCACAGCTTACTCCTTGGCTGGCAACAGGTGTGACCGGCGCAGCAGTCGTTTGTCCTTCTTTTGGTGGTCCTAATCTAGGATCACGCTGACCTTTAAATATGTGTTCTGGACATTCTCTACGAACATCACACTGAGGCATCTTACACATGTCTTTATCCCAATTGGCTGGGTCTTGACATGGATATCTGAATCTATCACCACTACACATTGCCATACCAACTGGTAAAGCAAGGAGTATTAACATATACTTGGCTAATTTGAAGTCTGTCATATTAAACTCCAAATACGTGCAATGCGTGTTCGTAGTGTTTAATACGGTCTTCTAAACCAATTGTGCCACCATTAATTTTCTTGGTGAGTGTAACAATGTCACCTTTATCAGCCCATTGGTTGAGATTGTTTGATTCCCAGAACCAACATGCAGATTGTGCAGCACCTTCAAATGTCTGCATATATTCTGCGGCTTCTTCTGGTGTTATTTGTAATGATGCAGCAAACCAAGTGTAGTTTGTTTTTCCTGTTACTTGAATAAGCCCACGACCACGATAACGCCAGCCGTCACCAGACTGCTCATCACCATTCCCCATACGACTGGCATAAATTCTATTTGCAATTTTCTCGGGTTTCTTTTCATATGCTAATGCTGTTGCGTCATCAGGAAAATACTTACCAAATATCTTACGCAACGATGCAGCTTTATAGTTTAAATTTTCCTGTAGGAAAACAAAGTTGCCCGATTCGTGAGCACATTGAGCCATGAAAGCAGCAATACGTTGAGGTGTATTGATTTCATAGTCAGGTAATAGTTGACTCAGAGCATGGTGCCACTGGTCAATGTAAGGGTTTTTTGGAAGTAATTGTTTTAGTTGTTCTTTTGTCAATTCCATTATTATTTTACACCTTCGTAAATGTGTTTCTGAACGTGATACCATTCAATCCAAGCATCATTTCTCACAGCACATTCGTAGTATGTAGAATAATTATAGATAACTGTCCCAGCCACATCACTCAACTTGGCATCTTCTCTTAGTTTTAATAATTGTGGACAAGGTTTCAACCCATATTTAGGTGGGTCAGGCCATTTTGGTTTAACAGGAACTGTAGTTGAACACCCCATAAGCATTGCGAGCACAAAAACTAATACAAGTGCAACTAAAACAAAAGAACCTGCACCTTCTCGTCTTTCATTCATTTTGGTGGCTCCGCTGCTTTGTTTATTACTTCTGTGAATTCTTTTGGTATCTTGCATTCATTATCATATTTCACAACTTCACGGTCAACATATTCTTTAAGTACAACTTGTTTTTCAACAATCTTGGTTTGTATCTTTTCAACTTTATCGTCTATCTTCACATTAGCTTCTTTTGATTCTTCTGCTGCCTTCTCGACTTTGGCTTCCATTTCATGTACACGGTCTAACCATGCATTGTTATCATAGATTGCACCAGACATGAATGTTCCAACAACAATAGCTGTCAAAGACCCCAACTGAATTGGAGTCTTGTACATATAAACAAAAGGAATTGGTATGAATTTAAGTAAATAGGTAAGTGCGTAACCTATTACACCAGAGAACAGTATGAGATAAAAAATCCAATCAGGTAACCATTTCAAAATCCACATTTTTACACCTTAGGTAATAATCTTCTCACCATTGTTTTCATAACTGGATTGCGTTTCTTGCTAACACCAGGCTCTCTTTGGTCTGTTGGCAATCTCGCATCACCTGAACCAGCAATACCTGCAACTGACATTCCACCTTCTTCATTGACTGTTTCTTCACTCATTTTATTACGAGTGTAGACATTTAAACCAGCAGGTCTTTTGATGCCAGCGGCTTTGTCTTTTTCGGCACGCTTTCTCATCATTGTGTTTGTGGCTCTTCTGTCTTGTTCCGGTGTTGTTGTATGTAACTTAGCTTTAAGTCCTGCTTTTTTAGCAGCGGCTAAAATTTGGTCTGCAAGACTATCTTCTTCTTTGATGTTGTCTCTTGCAGCTTCATAAGAAACACCTTTGGCTCTAGCAGCACCGCCACCACCTTCTCTTTCAGATTGTTCATAACTTTTTTTAGCTTTATCGGCTAAGTGTTCTTTCTGACGAGCAATTTCTTCTTTATCTCTTTGTGCAGTGGCAATATGACCTAAGTGTTGAGCTTTTATATCAGGATGAAAGTCGTAATCTGTCACAACATCTTTCATCTTGCCTTCATTAAATTGTTTAAATGTTTTCATCAGCAGTTCCACTTTCTTAGAGCTTTGTTGATTCTTGAATCTGGATCTCTTGCGGTTTTTGCAGAGGTCAGACGTTTCTTCATACCACCCATTCTTGCACAGAACGACTTACGACGATTAGCTGCTTTAGATCCTGGTTTCAATTTAGATGGCTTTGTTGTAACAGCTGTCTTTAGTTTAGAACCTGGATTTTCACGGCGATATGATGCAACACCTTTTGCATTTAAACCACCAGAAGGATTCTTACCTTCTTTGCGTTGCCATGCTGGAGTGGCTTCATCAATTTGTTCGACTTCTTCTGATGTTGCTCTCCAACCACCACCCATGGATTTGTATTTCTTGGCAGCCCATGCATTTGCATATGCAGAAGGATAAACAGCAAACTTTGATTTTGCTGCGGCCTTTGCTCTTGCCCACTTTTCAGGACTTGTTGGTTTATTCTTTTCCTCTAGATAAGCTTCTTCTAGATATTCGTTTCTAAATGTATTAAAGCTTTTCATTTATTTTGTCCTAACATTAATTGGTGCGCCTCTGCGTTCTGGATTTGGATCCTCTCTGCGCTTTCTTCTAGCCGCTGCAGCACGGCCTTCTTTTCCTAGTGCATGAGCTTTGGCTTGCGGTAAACACTTTGGTTTTCCCTCACCTGGATCACGAGCACATTGTCCTTTAATATTGCCTTTGGTGTCCATTCGGACCCATTTTTGTTTGAACCATTTGCGTAAATCTTCATCTACTTGTTCAATTTCTTCCTTGGTGCAACTTCCTGGTGTGAAAGGTGCTTTACCTGGAACTGGTTTGTAACCTGGCCAACATCTACTTTTTTCATCAACAAACTGTTTAAATTTTTTCATATTTTTACCAGTGTTTCTGCTATTTCTAAATCTATTTTTATATCATTTGAATAGATGTTTTTACCATTTATTCCGTATATAACTTCCGGCATAATATTGAGATATTCCAAAAATGTTTTTAGAATGTCATAATCTCTTTCATCAATCTTATAGAACAATATTCTTGATGTGACTTCTGGACCAAAAACATTGTTCAATAGAATGATGTGGTTCAATATCAAGCGTTCCTTTAGTGATTTGGTCACTTTGTATCTTCTAAACAATCTTTTCAGATACTTGGTTCGCTTGATATCCCCCTCAAATTCCGACATAATGCAATGCGGCGAATTATAATGCTTCATCGCATACAAAACGAAATTATCCTCATTCAAATTATCAAACATAATTATAAGGGGCCGAAGCCCCTGTTATCAACCAACAGTTAGTGTTGCGTTTGCAGATGTAGCGATTACGCCTTGGTCTGCTGCTGTTACAACAACACGTAAAACTGTTCCGGTGTTTGCAGTTGTTGCAGGGCGAGCTTGCAATGTTGCAGTCGTTGCACCAGACCACTGAATCGGATTGGTGTTTGCTGGAATGCTGTTCCAACCAGCTGAACCGTTCGTATTGTTGTATTGCCACTGATAGGTCAATGTTGCTGCGGTATTTCCATCTAGTGTTGGAGACACTGTGAAAGAAACCACGTTTGCAAAACTTTCATTAGCAACAACTGAACCGTTTGAAGGACCAGACAGAGTGATAGACACGTTAGCGTAAACTTGTGCATCGCCGTCTGTACCATCAGCAGACATACCACTCAATGCAACAAGAACTTCTTCTTGTACACGACCAGCACGACCACCTGAACCGGTTGTTCTTAGAACCCAACCTGTGTGTGTCTTATTTGATGTGGATGCTTCTTGTGCATCGACACCGAAGAGACCGATTGTTTCTCCTACTGTATAAACGTCAGCAGTTGTATTTGCATACAATTTAGCTACGTTTGCAGAGGTTGGTGCTGCAGCTGAAGCTTTAACTCCTGCTGCATTTACGATTGTTGAGTTAACTGCCCAATATGGAGCGTTAGCTGCATTATCTTTGTTTCCCCAAGATGACATTTATATTTCTCCTTTTAACCGAGGGTTATCTACTATTTATTTAAAGACTTTTTTGTGAATTTGGTGATACTTTTTTCGATTTCATCATAGGATCAATCTCAATAGTGTCACGGGGCTCACCAGTCATGGTTTTTCCACCAGTTAAAACGGCAGCTGCCTCTGGTGCTTGTTTTGTCGTGGTATCAATTCCTGGCTTCTGCAATTTTACCTTCTTACCAAGATGTGCAGTGGATTTGTCTTCCTTTTCATGGTCATACATTTCCTCTTTTACAGATTTTACACCCTTGTTCTTGTAGATGGACTTAATGATTCTTGCGGATTTGGACATTTCTTTCATGTTCTTTCTTTTTGCAGGAATCGTGTCATCTGTATTATTTGCAACATCAAAAGGTTGTTGTGTTGCGGCCAAAGGTTCCATAGATTCTTTTTTATACATCTTCTCAATCTGCTTACCTGTGGCTTTCATATGACCCATCAAACGGTTTGTTGACTTCTTGTATTTACCTTTTGATGCAAGTTCATCAGCAGATTTCATGGCCTTTTCTTTGTAACGGCCAAGTGTTTCTGGTGATAATTCATTTAGTTGAATACCAGCTTCTTCAAAACCTTCACGGATGGATACGACAAACTTGTAATCCTTCATTGTCAACACACCTTTGTTGCGGATTCTAATCAATTTTTCCACAACTTTGTGTAAGTCCATATCTGTCTTTGCATCTTCACGAGCATATTCTAACATACGAATCAATAGTGGTATGTCAAACGCAACTACATCCCTTTTATCGACTGCTTCGGTGTGTAATTTCTTTTCACCGTTAGGAACACGAATTTCTTTGTGTGTTTGTACAGATTTTTTCAATACTTGTAATCTTTTCTGTACGGGAGTTTTTTCAGTCGTAATTGCCTCTTGCACAGGATCATTTACATGAGCTCTCATCCAAACCTTGAATTGATTTGTTTTTGAGTGTGCAACTTTTTGGTCTTTATTGACAAACTGAGGGTTGATACCTCTGGATTTGAGGTATCTGTTCAGTAGTGCAGTTTCATTAAGACTTTTCTTAATCAACTCTTTTGTTTTGCTCATTTCTTTTGTCCCAAATCTTTTTGGATCTTTTTCATTGACAATCTAGCTAAATGTTTTGCTCTTGACATTGGTGTGTGTTTTGCACCAGACTTGTCTGTTACTGTTGCAGGTTTTGGTGCAACACCAACGTCAGTCACAAAAGGAACTGAATCGGTCTCAGGTCTTTTCGATTCAGTTACTTTTTTTTTATCGTCATCCTGTTCTGGTTTGTCTTTTTGCTTGCCGCCACCGTAACGTGAACCAAGCTTGACACCAGAACCACCTTTTGATTCTGGAGGACGAGGTTTCTTCCAATCAAATGCATTTTCTTCTACCTGTTCAGTTTCTTCCTTAGCCAAACGCTCGACAGCTTTGCCAATGCCAGCATGTCGTTTGTTAACTGTGTTCATAAACCTATCAGAAATGCGTTTATTAGCATCTTTTGTTCTTTGTTTTCTTGCACTTTTTGCATCACGTTCAAATTCTTTTGCAAGACCTCTGGAAGCTGCCATATCTCTTGCAGCACCCTTTACATAAGAACCGAGGGTGCCTTTAGATAGTTCATCAATCTGTTCAACTTCTTCTTGAACGTGGTTTCCACCACACACGCAAGGTTCTTGCATACATTCCGGACAAATATCTTGTTCAACTTCCTCGTTGCGTTGCTTTGCATAGTAAGCAGCTAGAGCCATCTTCTTACGCATTTCTTTTGACTTACCCTTAAATTTAGGATTATCTGAATGTACAAAATCGTGAATCCAATCACCAGCAGATGCGTCTTTACCAAGAACTTCTTGAATCATCTGGTCATAAATTGAATGCTCTTCATATCTTTCTCTAAAAGATTTCAATGTATAAGATTCATTTTTTGGACCTGCATGGAAACGGACTTTAGTTGACTTGAAGTTGCTGCCTGGACCAACATCATCTTTCTTTGCAGTTTTGATACGACCACCAATTTGATCCTCTGTGCGGTCATTTACATCGACTTCTTCTTCAACTTTTTTCTCGCCACGGAGAATTTTGAAGTCTTGAGAATCAATCTTATTATTCTTGTTTTTATCAATCTTGTGTTGATTTCCCTTTAGTGCTTCTAAGAAAGAGTGCTTCTTGGTCATTTTTTCGCTCCGTTTTTTCTTCTTTTGATGATATCGTAGGTGTAACCTACCTTGTTTTTTGGATTTTCAATGGGTTCAACGTTATCAGAACCACTTAGTGTGCCACCGACACCAGATTCGATATCATTTTGGAAACCCTTAAATTCTTTAATAATATTACTAAAACTTCTATTCTTTTCTTCTCTGTAAGTAACATCGCCTAGTCCTGACATAGGGTATACTGTTCCCTGTTGGCGAGTGTCAAATTCAGGTCCTACTCCATACTGGTTTCTAACTCTTTGGTTTACCGTAGGAGAATCAACAAATCTTCTTTTTAATTTTGTTTTTTCTTTGTCTTTGCTGAAGTTGCTTTCTTTTGGCTCTGGGTAGACCTTGAGACTCGTTTCGTTTTCTTCACTGTAGGTTCTGAAGATGTAACTTCCTCTTCTTTTTGGAGCGTCCCACTTGATGCTGTCTGCGTTGGGGTCTCCTGCACGATTGTCGGCTGGGATATCTCCTGGACCTTCTGCTCGACTGCCGCTGTCCTTTCGGTGAAGTCCAACGGATGCTTTTCTTCTACTTTCTTTGAGCCTCTGAACAAATCTAGAATCTTTTTCAACATTATTATCTTCCTTAACAAGAACAATTACAGAATCATTGGTATTTAGCTTACCGTGAGTTTCTAACCAACGATAAGCCTCTTCCAAATACGTTTTATCTTCCAAAAATAGATTGATTTTTTGGTAAATATTGGTTATATCTTCTTCAATAGTTTCCAGAGGACCACTATTATTCAGATAAATAAAATTCTTAAAGTTTTGACGATATGATTCTTTTGAGGCTTGGGCTTGTTCCCACTTCTCTTTACGAACCGATTCCGCAATCATTTTCGTCAACTTCTCATTTCTTTCTTGGCTGGCTTCGTTAGTTGTATTCACAAATACCATAATTGTTGAATAACCAAGTTCTTCCAGTTCTTCTTTTACAGTAATAATTCTAGAATGGTCATCTGCCGGTCCATTGACAATTAAAGGACCACGGTTACGAATAGACTCTCTACGTAAATCATTCGACTTTTCAGAAAGTGCTTTCTTGTCCATCAGATAATTGTATGCTTGTGCGGACGTAATTTCTACGGCTTTTTGTTCAGCAATAGCTTCACGAATGATAATGTCTTTACCCGAACCAGGACCACCTGTAACGAATATGGCTTTGAACAGACCACGGTTGTAATTTTCGTTTAATCCCATGCCACGACGAACATCACGGAACAGTTCTTTTGCATGTTTTTCTGGAACATGGGAAGGAATACCTTGTCTGAAAGAATTGAAATCTCCAGTTTTGGCATGTTCCCGCATCTTTGAGGCTGACATTCCCTCAGCACCTTCTGCGTCAGGATCTCTTTGTCCAGCAGACTTAACTTCAATCTTTTTGAAATTAAACAGTTTGCCTGGACCTTCGCCGTTGTATTGATTCAACTTTTGTTCATACTCTGGAATACGGTCTGAACCGGCAACCATAATTAGATGGTCATGTCCTGCAGCATGTAATGCAGCCGCATGTTGTAAGAACGATGGTTTCTCTTTACTTGAGCCCACAACATTTGCACCAGGGAAGAATCTCTTTGCGTGTTTGATTTTACTTGCAAGGTCTAATGGATTCTTCTTTGCATCCATAGAATGAGACACAATGATATGGTGCGGTGCATGATAATCTTTGGACAACTGTTTTACTTTATCAACCAATTTTTCATGGCCGATAGTTGGTGGATTCATACGACCGAACGCCATCACCACAGGTGTATGTGTCTGTGCATCTTCTTGTAATTTCTCTAAAAAACTTTTCATATGTTTCTAATTCCAGCAAAATTTCTACGTGAGAACTCTTGGCGGTTCACGAATTTATCTGTATCGTTGCCGTGGTGGAAAACATATCCTTCTGGATTTGCAGGTTCTCCACCGTGTTCATGTGCAAATTCTTGGTGTTGATTCATCACATCTATTAATACATTTTTAGCTTTTTGCAAATGACCGTGCATCTTGAACATGTTATTATAATGTTTTCTGTTTATTTCAACTTTGTTCAATTCATTTTTCAATTCATCTTGCTTAGATTTCTTATTTTTTTCAACCTTAAGCTTATCTATCTCTTTTAACTTTTTAGTTTCCAACCAGTTCTTAAAATTCTTGTGGTTGGCTTCTTCACCAGTTCTAACTGTGTGATTCATATAGGCTTCCAGATGACCACCTATTCCATGGTGAGTTCTGGTTCCAGCGTACATATCATCACCATGGGTGTGATGTACTACTTCGGCAGCTGCAATATGTTTGTTGAATTCTTTTTGTTGTTCTGGACTGAAATGAACCTTGGATGTGTCCATTCTTGGGTCAACCGAGAAAACATCAGAATGTTTACCAAAATTCTCATGGTCAACTTCATGCGAAGCATTCAGATTCTTGGAATCTTTGCCATGGTATGATAGATGGGTGACTACACCAATCTTGGCTTTGTCAACCGCAGATTTGTGTGTTCCGTGAGCTGTATATGTCAGTCCAGAAGGGTTAGGATGAAAGGAAGTACCGTGTTTGGTTTTCACTTTATCTTCACCAGAGAACATCATATCACCTTGATAGACACCTTGTTTTGGTGCAATCTTTGGTAGATGTTTCAGTGCGTCCTTCAATTTTGCGACTAAGCCTGGTGCATGACCATGGTTTTTCTCAATGTCAGCTGGTGTATAGTTGATTTTCGGTGTCTTATTAAATGCAGACTTTGAGGCCACGAAAAACTTACCGTTTTCTGGATGGTGTCCATAAACAATGGCTGGTGAACCATCATATTTTGTGGTAAGTTCTGATGTTTTCTTGCCCTGTTTGATATGTTCGGCTGCAGCATTTAAGGACTTAATTGCGTGAGAAAAGCCCTTCTCACCTTTCTGGAATGGTCTGTCTTCTACATGCGTTAAATGCTTAATCTGGCGGCTTGCTCCTTCTTCGGAGTCCTCCACCTGTTCTCTCAGAAAAGTCTTAAATGATAACATTAATTGCCTCTAGAAATGCAACACACTTTGGTTGCCGGTTAACTATTTATACAAGTTTTTCACCAAGTCGACCAAAATGGTCAAATCTTGGGACCGATATATAGCGTCAATAATGTTCGATTTGACCATTTCCAGCCAGCCATCCCCAGCAATGTATCTTGTCGAATTCAACCAGATACTTCTTAGGAATGTTGTGGAAATGTGCATGTTCTGTGTCCAGACCTTGGTCCAACAGAGGCATATTGTTAACTATCACATGAAGATAGGTGTCAATCAGTGAAGGACAGAAAGAATACATCCTTGTAATCAGTAGGTTGGGTATAGAAGGTGGATGCATCCAGGTGGGTATTCTTTTCTTAAAAACGAACTTACCAAACAGATTGTCATATTCACTAATATCGAAAGAATCTTCCAGCTCTGTTCTTGCCGAAAACTTGAAGATTCTCTTTACTGAACTCATCATACCTTGTGTCTGTGGTGAATTCTTTAGAGTTTGCAGTGTGTTGAATAAGAGTGCGTTTTCGGCATGACTTTTCTTCATGTCTCTGGACAACTTTAATGTGGTTGGTTCCTGTGACATGTCAATAAAATAATTGACCTTTTCTGCAATCGCTGTTTTCTCCAGGTCACTTAAAGGAATAACAGAAACATCCGAAAATACAATGATTGCATCAGGTAACTTCTTCCTGATGGATCTTATGGAATCTATTGTCTGTTGAAATCTTTCCGTTTCACTGTAAACACCCATGATAGGTTTGAGTGCGGAAGTTACGATGAAAAGATTTTTATCTGGTATAATCATAGAAAGTCACTTAGGTTATCTGAATCACGCTTGATGTTAACTGCAATTGCTCGTGGGTATGGATTTGCACTGTTGTAATCGTTGATTAAAATGCGACTGGAGTTTTGCAGACCGTCTAGTAGTCGGAAGTTTCTGAAACCCAGTTCCATTAGCATACCGTGTGTCTCTGCTCTCCATTGTGGTTCTCTTGCGGTCACAAAGATGAATTGAGCACCTTTGCTCTGTAATTCCAGTAAGCGAACAACATTCTTTTCCAAGATTACATAGTGTTGTCTGTTTTCCAAATCAATCCTAGATTGTGCCTTGATGATTGTACCGTCAATATCACAGAAGATAACAGGTCTGTCATTGTATTCAAACCAGTCTTGTGCAGTACCAACATCGACATAATCAGTTACATATTTGTTGGTGAAAATCTGCATATTATTAATGCATCGACCAATCACATCTGAAACAAACACCTCTCTGTCAGTGTTCAATTCATGGAAGGCTTGCCTGTACAACATCGCTGACGAAAACTTATAACCACCAACACAGAAGGTGTCTGATACAACTTCTTTCTCAACGATATCTGTTATGATACTATTATTGTTGGCAATTGTAAAACTCTTTGCTGCCAGTTTCTTCAATATTTCATGTTGTGAAATTTTTGTAACACAAACATAATTATCGCCTGTTGTAATATCATGTTCAAAAAAACTGTCACAATCCTTGATAAAGATTTCTGTGGTATGTAAGCCAGCGGCATTAAGTATTTGATAAACCGTATCGGCTGGACCTCTGGTCGGTTTGTCGATGATTACATAGTTGATATTATCAGACCACTCATGTTGAATTTGTTTAATGACGTTGTATTTTTCTTCATGTTCTTTTAGAATGCCTAGATGTATTTTGTATCCTTTTTCTCTAAAGGAACGCAAAGCATTCATCAACATCATATCACCCTTGTAATCGTACAGGAGATATTTTGGTTTCATGTCTGGGAATCTGGTTGACAGTCCAGCTGCAGGTACAATTATTTCCATAATCTATGAATCTCTTTCATCAAAAACTGATAATTACTATCATTCTTTTCACAATGCTTTAAAACTCTCAACAACATCAAAATCAATAGAGAATTGTCAAATGCCTGTGGATATTCTTCTTTCAATTTATCTCTTATGATTTCCAACTTAGTGTCCAAATGAACATTACTGTTTCTTAGAAACCATTTGCATTCCACATCTTGCCTTAGTTTTGCAATGTCAAATATGTATGAATCATATTCAATCGTAACAGGGTCAATGAGGTGAAATCCTGGATCAGTATACAATATATTTTCAAGTGTCAGGTCACCATGATATGTTGATTGTGGTAACACCTTTGGTAATCTATCAATCAACTCATCTTTGGTGAAAAGGAAATCTTGTGGCAACCAATCCAGTTTTTTGTGGTAGATTTCTGTGTAGTCTTTACTTCTGGAACCTTGAGAAAAACAATCTAATGTGTCAATCAGAAAACCCAACAAAGACATAGTGGTATTATACACCAAATAGTTCTTCATGTCAAGTCCATGGATATATTCCATCATCAGATAGTCTTTTTCCACATAGTATATTTTCGGAACAGGATAACCGGCATCAAGAAGTGCGGTCATTCTTTCATGGTTTCTTTCTGTATTGCCTATTTTTTCAACGTAGAATCCACCACCTGGCCATTCTCTTAGAAAAACATTGGAACCAGAATGACCATTAAATTGTTTTACTAGTCTGTGTCCAGTGGTCATAATCATCACGAATCAAGGAATGCCATGTTCCATTGTGTGGTCCTGGAGGAAATGGATTGTTCATGTTTACATAAACTAGATTATCTCCAACCAGTCCATGTTTTCGTAGATTGGCCTGCATTAAATCTTCACCAATAAACTGTACACCCGCATCATAATATTCATCAATGTATTTCCAAGTTGACATATATTTGTTCATTGTTTCTTGTGAACCAAATGCAAACTGGTCATTACCAAAATCCCGTTCCGGCACCATGCGACAATTTGGAATGTATAGTTTTGAGTTGTCAAGTTCATCAAACGGTATAATGGTGTTCAATGCGTAATCAGTTCGTGTCTTAATAATCCAATCATATTCACCTTCAATTAATGAATTCACTTTGTACATAGAATACAATGCACTGTAAGTAAATCTAGGTGGCCACTTGTGTATGTTTGGTGTTCTTGTGTACTTAATATCATAATCACCAACCAAAGGAAGTTCCAATAGATATTTTTTAGGCAAGAACACTTCCAGGAATTTGTTTGCTTCTTCAAATCTCCAAGAATGAATGTAGATATCTACATCGTGGTGTACAAGTAAATTCTTCCAGTAATAGTCATAACCAATATCGTAAGACCTTGCTTGACCACAGAAACATAATGCAATTTTCATCTTTGTAAATAAACAGGTAAATCAATCAACGTAAAATTATGTCCGTTCATAATAATGTTTCGCATCAACATTAAATGAGGACAGTATCTTGTATGTATATGTGTTTGTACATCTTGTTCTGGATATTTTTTGACATTTCTTAACCAGTCTAAGAATTCAGGTTCCCATGGAGTTGAATGTAATCTCTCATATTCATCATACAGAAAATAACTCTTTGCCATTTTCATAGGCATGATTGCGAAAATATCCGAAATCAAATTATAAGATTCTTCTAACGGTGTAACAATTCTGTCAACACCATCAAATCTAAATAATTCGTGGAATCCAATATCATACCGACAGTAAATAACTGTATCATATTCATCTTTAGGAACTAAATCAAATGCTGCCTTTCGACTATAGTTCATTGATGCGTTCCCAGCCAACCTATCTTGATTTGGACCTTTTGGGTTATTGGTTAGAATGTTATCTTCTATTTTTTGGAATGTATCAAGAAATAATGAGTTATCCTCAGCAAGCAGGTTCTTCGGCATCAATCTGTCAGTGATATTATCAATCTCTGTCTGGTCTGTTGACCAAACATGACAATATACATCCAACAGATTCAAGTCGATAAAGTTTCTGATATTTTTCCAAGTCTGGTCAAAAGTTCTGTATTGACCAGACAACACAATACATTTTTTCATCAGTCTTTAATCCAATACCAAACATCATTGTCTGTTGTTAGGATATCTTTACCGACTTTTGCCGCAAACTCGGTACAAGCTCTATTGACGCCTTCGATTGCTCTAAAGTCGTGGCCTGCAAAGATACCACCTTTTTTCAATTTGGGATAGTAGTTTACACAATCTTTAGATAGTTGTTCATAGGTGTGTAGACCATCAATAAAGATAATGTCGAATTCTTCATCTTTGAAAATGCTGACGGCAGAATCAGAGGTCATACGAATCAAATCGAATCGGTCTGGCCAATGTTTCATTCTTTCTACCATTCTATTGTAGACTTCTTCACGCTCATTCAGATTGTTTCCGTTCCAATCAATGTAGTTTTCATATGGATCAATTGCAGTCAAGTGCAACTTTGGATGAGAACGCATCATAAACTCGGATGTGTCTCCGATATCACAACCAATTTCCAACATTTTAGGTTCAAGATATTTTCTAGATAATTCACCTAAGCCTTGACCAGAACATTTGAATTCTTTGCCAGGGAAATTTTGCCATGCTTGTGTTTCAGTGTTAATTGTAATAATGTCACTCATTTTTATACCCTATATGTAAAATATTCATTTGGATTTTCCTGATTGTATTTCTTTCTCACCAATTCTGCCCAATCAGGAACACGGTCATATTGATGCACAATGTAAAACGGAAGACCAGAACTTGTTTTCACCAAACCATCTTCGAAATCGAAAATTGGTTCTTTATCAGTCAAGAATGGTCTGAACCCTTCAATCTTGGACGGATCACCCGTTGTTCCTAGTTGTACTGCCCAAGGATTTTCTTGTGATTTAAAAGAGACAACATTCTTGTATGGTTGTGTATTGATTAGTACATTGTAAACTGCCTGGTCTACGATTGAAATTGGACGATTGATACCGTTGATGAAGATATTGAATACCAAGTCTTTGACATATTCTGCATCACCAGCCAAAACACCGACATTATAGATTATGTTATCTTTGAACAGATTGTGTACATATGGTCCATATGCTTGCAATAGATTTTCATTTCCCCATCCTTCATCTCTATAACGAATAGATTCGGAACCTGCAATCAATTTTTTGCCATTTATACCGATGTTTTCCTGAATTAAATATTCAAAAGGATTTTTCTGAAAATAAACATCCTTTACATCAGTTGTAATGACATAACGGAACTTGCCCTCATTCTCTCTTAAGTATTCATAGATGGAAAGGAAACGCAAAACATGGACGGGAATCTGAACCGTGGGCATATCAACGAGTTCGAAACCCTTGTTTAATAACCATTTTTTAGTTTCATCTGTAATGTTATTGACACACAAAACTCTATGTGCGTCAGGAATGTGTTCTTCAATTGATTCGACCCATGGTTTCAGTTGATTGATACCGTAGTTCTGAACACCACCAATAATTAAATCTTGCGCCATGGGTAAACTCCATTATATTTTTGTTTCATCACTTCATTGCCATTTAAAAAGAAATCTGCTGACACGGAACCTGGATTTCCATCGACACGGTAGTTTACTGTGTATTCACCTGTGCAATGAAATCTAGGAAAGTGTTGTGACATGGCACCTAAGAAAACACGGTCTTGCCCCCAACCGCCATGCCATGCTTGTGCTAATTTTATCGCAACCGAGGTTTTAATGCAATAACAATTAGTGTCAATATGGTTTATGCCATGATATGTTTGCCATTTACCAAGTGATTCACAATCATCATTACAGACATATTCACCTTCTTTGTCCACAACTCTACGGAGTGAATAGGACCAGTCCAGGTTGTCTTTTTCAATAGTCTCAATACAAGTTCTCACATGGTTGGGTTCAAACCAACAGTCTTGGTCCAGGTAAAAGACATAATCAGTATTGATTAGATGGGTAAATGCAGCATAGATTCTATGTCCATAAAAGCCGTTTGCACCAACGTTAATTGGTAGGTAAACAACTTTTTGGAATGGATTGCCTGCATTTCGGTCTGTGATTGGTTTGACCTTACCTCTGTATTGGTCTCCATCACAAACAACATAACACTGTGTCTCAATGTCTTGGTCTAGTACAGACTCAATAGCATGTATGACCTCTGGTGAACCAGTGGTCGGTATAATCACCGTAGCTTTCATAAATCATCCTCTAGTCAGTTTCTTTAATTTATCTATTTGTTTGTCAATAATATCTTTTCTGTTTGGCCAATATATGTATTCTTTGTCTCCAGTGTCACGGAGTTTTAGTAGAAACGGAAGAACCATTTTCTCTACATCTTCTAGTCTTTTCTTGTATTCTTCAATAGGTGCTGCAGCAGACTCTGCTGCCTTTGTTATTCTAGATTCATATTCTTCGGCTGATATAGCTGAGAAACCAAAATCATCATCATCAATCTCTACACTGTTTTTCATACTTTAATATATCTAAATGGATTTTCTTTTTTTGTTCCTGGTGCAACAGAGTATTTACTGCTTTTTAATGATTTGACTTTGACCTCAGCTTGAATTTCAAAATTGTCACTTCTATCACCAACACGGAGAATAATTTGATTCATACCCTCAAATACTGGTACATCTGGTATTTTTAACGGATTATTTTTAACACCACTCAATTTGAATTGGTAAAAGTCATCACCAGAACTTAAATAATATGCAGCTGCAGCTTTTCCTTTTAAATAATGTGTTGATACTAATGTGCCAACATCAATATTTTGAACTTTACAGATATTTTTGTTTGGTAAAGATTTTAAATATTTTTTCATTAAGTCTAAAGAAACTGAATTTGGATCTCTGTTTCTTTCTGTTTTACTGGAATATAATGACATTTTTTTAATATCACCTTTCCATTTGTTTTTAACAAGAAATATTTTTAAACCTTCAATCCATTCTTTGACTTCTTTATTTTTATTCCATATGTCACACAACATATCTGTCGCTGGTGATTTGTATGAATCTGGTGTAACCCATTTACCGTTGATATAAGAGAATCTGGGATTCATCAAATTATCTGTGTGATTCATTTTAACTTCCACCCAAACAGCATTTGTTCCAGTGAAGTTCTTGTATTCGACTTTCACATCAGGAAATGACGTTGCAACTTTGGGTCTTTCGGCTGAAAGTCCTTTAATTGAAGCGTCTATACTTTTAGCGACAGCGTGTTCGTGTAAATCTGATTTTGCGGACATTTTGTTAATGTTTTAAATAAAAGTATTTATCTAATAATCTGAATATCTTTTCCTGAGGTCCAGACTTCCATTTCGGTTCTCAATCGACCTTCAGATTTTAGTGTATCGTAACGATTGATGGCTTTCTTTCTCCACCATTCGACCAGATTCTTCATGTGGTGTTTCTCATAATTTTCACCAGGTAAAAGGACATCAGTTTTACAATTGATATAGTCTTTCATATTTTTGAAACCATAATCAGAATGGTAATAACGCTTCTGTTCTGTCAACCCTTTTGCTTTCTCAATCGTTTGGATGAATGTCAGTCCTTCAGGTGTACCTTTTAAAGCTGCTTTAGTAAGTGCTATGATTCTCATGGTAATCTTAAGTTTCTTACTAGAAGCATCCGGATCCACAATATCACCAACCTTATCCTCCACAAAGTTCTTTAGGTTCTCATAGGGTTTCCCATGCATCATGGGAACAAAATCACTATCAGTCAAACCATTGTAACGAATATATGGTTTCATTCCGTCATACTGTGAAACTGTCTTAGAAGAACCATAAAGACTAGTCGTTTCAAACAAACAAAGATTCATTCCATATTGATGATATGCAAGTTTTCTTACTTCATGTGAGGTGCAGATTGCAGCCAACAACTTACCACCAAGATAATTATAACCAAACGGTTGACTTGGTACAATCACAAAACCCATCAAAGCCGAATCATTGAATCGTTTTGCCCACTCAGTTTGTTGTGTGAAGACTTGACCAAGTAATTCATTACGAGGTTTCATGTTGATAACAGGAGAACCAAGGCGAATGAAACCAACCCATTTATTGGTATTGGTTTCTTTGACACCCAAACGAATCTGCCGACCAACAGGTGAAATGTTGATATGTGACGATGTAATGTTTAGTAATGTTTCCCACTCTGATTGTGGCATGGGCATAACATCAAAATTCATGTCATTGGGATGCATTGTGAAATCTGAAAACAATTCATCTTCCAAAGGAAACAAAGGATTGGTTGGCAATTCTGATAGAGAAGCCAACTTCTGGTCTCTCATGTATTCATCAATACGGTCGAATTTGCCAAAGTAATCTTCAAATACTTTTGCACAATGTAGTGCTTCATCAAACTTTAAATCCATCAAAGCTCTTCTTCATTGGTTTTTCACGATTACCAAAACTGTTTAGTGGTTTATCTGGTTGTGGTGTGATGCCTGCATCAGCTAATCCATCTTGTGCTGATTGTTCAATATCATACAGTCTCATTTTTGCACGGTCAATACCCAATGTGAATCGTTTGTAATAACCTGGATCATTATAACGATTCTTCAATTGTTTGACCATAATCTGTCCCATTTGTTCCAGTTCTTCGGAAGAAATAAGAGCAAACATCAAGTCTGCGGTTGCTGGCAGACCAAAAGATTCACTTGTGTCCTCCAACCCGGGGTCAGATGAAGTGTACCCGCTTCTTGTAGTTTGCGTAGCACTGACGATTGGGAGTCCGAACTCAACTGCAAGACCTCGCAATTCTTCGGCAATGGCCTTGACGTAGGTGTAGGAGTTGACGTTCGAACCTGCCTTGAGTCGTGAACTGCAACAGATGTTAAGATAATCAACGAAAATAATATCAGGATTAAAAGACTTTTTAAGATTAAGTTCATTTAGTAATGTCCTAAAGTGTGTAGTAGAAGCTGATGCAGTTGGATATTCTTTGATGATTAGTTTACCAACAGTCTTTTCACGGAGTCTTGCAATCTTTTTATCAAACAAGTCTTTTGGTAAAGAAACCAATTCATCTAGTGTAACATTCAACAGGTTGGCGTCAATACGTTCTGCAATTTTTTCTTCAGCCATTTCCATCGTAATGTAAAGTACATTTTTGCCCTGAACCATACAAGCAGCGGCCACATGACACATGAAAAGAGACTTACCAACACCGGTTCCCGCCAAAGCAATGTTGAGAGTTTTATTTGGTAGACCACCTTTTGTGATTTTGTTAAAGTAATCTAAGTCGAATGGTATTCTTTCTTCATGTCTGTGATAGAAATCATATCGTTCATCGGTGTTCTCCAGATAATCGTGACCAACGGAGTTATCGAAACTGATTGCTAGTGCATCAGACAGTAACTTAGGAATTGCACCTTTATCTTGTGTCTTATCTTTGCCATCAAGGATAGAAATAGAACCCAAGACTGCATTGTAAATGGCTTTTTCTTGACAGAATTTTTCCGTTTTGTCAATCAACCATTCAAGTTTAGATTGTTCATCCTTGGCTTTGACAATTTCTTTTAGACAGTCTTCACACTTTTCCACTTCTTCGTTTGTGAGATTCCGTTTCTCTTTGACGGCCAGTTCTAGTGCTTCAACCGTTGGTGTAGAATTATAAGTTTCTACAAATTCGGTAATCTCTTTGAAGATTGTTCTATCGGTTCTATCCGTAAAGTACTCTGCTTTTAGGAAAGGTAATACCTTACGTAGATATTCATCATTATAGATTAGATTCTTGAGTATCGCTTGTTCCAGTTTCATCAATAATATCCTGTTCAATATTGCTTGACATTAATTCAACCAATAAGTCACCAATGTAGTTCTTAAATGTTTCGTCTTTTTCCAATTTCTTGGGTTTCATAACTGTAGATTCTATCACATCGTAAGCAAAAAGTAAATAGACATTGTTGTGTCTTTCTTCAAACTTTACCTTACCATATTTGAAAACGGTATCTTTGTATGGTCCCTGTAGGAATCTAATGTGTACTGCTGTACCATCATCCTTGGGATAGATGAAACAATAATCTTGTCCTTCAATCAGCTCCATTTGTTGTCTCCACATCAAATGCATTTTCAATGTCAGTGTCTTGCATAATCTCCGATGCAGCAACACGATACTTGTTCTCAACAAAATCACGGAAGGATTTTTGTTTTAGAATTGGTAACCAGAATTCAGCAGTGTTGGTTTCTTTCTCACGGTATTTTTTATCTTCCAAAACACCATCAGAATCTACTTTCGAATACCAACCATTGCTAGGTTTGATAACATGCTTGGATTCAAGTGCAAGATCCAATAAACCAGACCACTTGTTAATACCGCCGTCAAAAGAAACATTGACAGGGATTTTAGATTTTTCTTTGACATATCTTGATTTCTCCACATTGATTATGAAATTGTAACCTGTAATTTCAGAACCATCTTTTTCTTGTTGACGACCAAGAATGAAAATGTTATCGGCAGAATAATAAGAACCTGTTCCGCCACCCACAATGTCTTTAGGGAACATTCCGATTTCTTTGTAGGTGTGATTGACAACAATCATCGGAATATCTTTCATAGTCAGATGCGGTGTTATCATTCTGAACAAAGATTTAACTTGTTTTGCACGACTCATATCAGCTACTGATTTTTGGTCGAGTGCATCTTCAACCTCTTTCTTAGAAGCCAAATTACCAATGGAATCTACAACAATGATAACATGCTCACCCCTTTCAAGATTGGTGAGTTGATTCATAATATCGAACTTCAACTGTTCAATGTCTGTAATAGGAGTATGGAGCACCCGCTCTGTGTCGATACCAAAAGAATCAAAGTAAGACTGCGGAGTGCCGAATTCGGAATCATAGAATAGTAATGCAGCGTCTTCATATTTGTCCAAATAAGATTTGGCCATCAACAATGAAAATGCAGTCTTAAAATGTTTTGACGGCCCAGCCCACATCGTAAGACCTGGAGTAAGGCCACCATCCAACTTACCAGACAGTGCAATGTTGACTGCTGGTACTGCCGTAGGAATCATGTCCTTCTGCGTAAAGAATTTTGATTTGGAGAGAATTGCAGATTCCTTGATGGAACTGTTCTTTTTAATTTTGTCAAGAATACTCATTTTTTATCCTTTTCACGAAATGAATAGTTATCTGTATAATCATACTTAGTCTTTGTAATTGGAGGTATCATTTCTTCTGTCGCACCATCAATTACAATTAGATTATCTTTTTCCACCTCAACAGTTTTAGATTCAACATCAGGTGATTTTGTAAAAACCGGAATGTCGATATCATCTATTTTGGTTGGTTTTTCTTCTGTATTACCCTTGAAGAATGAATCCCATTCTTTCTTAGGTTTTGGATCCACCTTTTTTGGTTGAGTCATTGAAATGTTTGCCGCAATCAATAACAATACAGCCAAAGGATCAAACACAATCATAATTAACATAATGACAAGACGAACAGCCTTGTCAATAATGTCTTTCTCACCTGAACCATAAATCAATTCAGCAACATATTTTATTGGTCCGAAATCCGATTCGGCTTTAGCGAGTTCATTCTGCAATGGAAACCGTTGTTCAGTGAGTTGGCTAATTGTTTTCTGGTAGGCTTCGTTTTCATCAGAGATGCGTACTCGTTCCCTTTGCTGGGTTTTGCGGATGTATACGGAATTAGCAACACCTTTTTCATCATTGCTTCTGCCCAACGCTTGGTCAACCTGTTCATCAAGCTGTTTAAGTATCTTGCGGTTCGCATTTAGATTCTCCTTTGCAACACGGATCTTTTCGTCCAATAGTTCTACCTTAGCTGCCAATGGTGCAGTGTCCGAAGAATGCTCTAGGTGTGCTTTGGACAAATAACCAAAAATACCCATACTGGTAATCAACATGAGAATGATTGTTGCTGCCGATAGGTATGTTTTCAAACCCAAATGTGCAACCTTCCAGTTACGATATAACCAAGATACAGTTACCAGTTTGGCTGCTTCAAGTACAGACCCCATAATAATGATTGGCCAATATGAACCCGGAAAGATTGCAGCCAAACCGATAACAGAATAATAAGCGGCAACGGCAGATAGAGCCAATGCTGTTAAGAATGTAAAGAAAATCATCCAAAAAAGTCCTCTAATGAATTAGTCTTTTCTGTTTTCCAACCCATACAATTTAAGATAATGCGAATTGGTTCCAGAAACGCTTTATCGAATTGTACATCATAATCAATATATTTGTCAAGACCAAATTCAGGAGGAATTCGTGAAGGATATGAAATGACATCCTCTTTGAAATGATTTGGTAACTTTAGATAGGTAAACTTGAGTTTTTCACCTTCTTGAATTTTCGGATATTTCTTTTCCAAACCCATCTGTTTCAGATTGTGGTTGTACAGAATTGCACCACGAACATGAATTGGTGTGCCCTTCTTATACATTGTTACCGAATCAGAATAGGTATTTAATCCATTTAGACCACGAGGGAAAGAGATTTCTTCGGGTGGCAATCTTTTAAATTCTTCTCTGAAATCGGCAATAAACTTTTGTACATCTTCTTCTGTACCATTCATCATTAGTTCAATGGTATCTTTCATGCGTTCACGGATAGCAGACGGTGTGGATGACTTAATCATTTCCAGACCCATCACTTTCAGTTTAGGTTTCGCATATTGAACACCTTCATTATTATATACATTCAAAATGTAACGCTTCTTGGCAGTCCAAACACCTTTGTCAGACAGACCTTCACGTTTCATTTGCATCTTCTGTGCATACGCATTTACATACGTAGCAAGTTCTTCGTAGCTTTTATCAATGAACGGTTGAATTTTATCTTCACAGATACGATCCATGATGGTGATAACTTTTGCAGTATCAGTTTGGTCTTTAACAAACTTATCAATAAGAGGACCAAGTTTAAGGTAAATTGAATCCGTATCTGATGCAATAACATAATCTTCTTTTTCTGTACCAACTAATTTGTTGATGTACTGGTTGATTTTTTGTTCAATCCAACGAATTGATAGTTGGCCTGCTGTAGTGACTCCCAGAGCCATGCGTAGGTCATAAAACCTAAAATACTGGCTTCCCAAAGCACCGTAGGCAGAGTTAAGTGAGACCTTCTTTGCGAGTTGTAGGTTGTTGTATCTGGCGATTCGTTTTTCAATTTCGTATTGTTTTGATTTGTCTTTTTCATTTTCTTTTTCCTGTTGTGCCTGCAACATCAACTTTTTAAACTTCTTACGGTCTTCATACATTTCTTCCAACATCTTCGGCAAGAAACCTTGTATGTCTGTACGGAAGAATTGACCGTTTGGTGTAATTGTGCAACCACTCAAATTTGATAGGTTAACCGTCTTAAGCAACATTTTATCAACACTTACGCCTTGTGAAATGATATCACGCATTTCTTGTGTGTACTTTTCCGGTTCAATCAGAGTTTCTGGCGAAATGTTATACTGCATCATCAAATGCGGATACAGAGAATTCAAGTCGAATGATGCCACAAATTTGTGTGCACCGACCTGTGGTTCTTTAACATATGCACCTTCAAACGCAGAGTCTTTTTCCTGAATCTCTCGTGGTGGTACAATAATACCTTGATTCAGTAGATAGGAATAAGTCATCGAATCCCACATACGAGTCTGTGCAAAGATATCTTCGTAGTTGCACTTGGTATCGTATGCAAGAGTTAGACCCAGTTCGACCAACTTTAGTTTATCTTCAAGTCGTTCAATCAACAATGCATCTTTGATGTTATACTCAATAAACAGCTGATAGTTTCTTTTGTATAAGTCGTGCAGGTTATCATACTCATCATATGAGATTTTACCCTCACCGAGTTCCACGTTGGCAATATTATCCAAACGATAAGATTCTTGTGACTTACCACCTGGCGCATACCATTTGTATAGTTCAATGTAGTCTAGTTGTTCAACACCCAAGAAACCGTATGCGGTCATCTGTCGGCCATTGATTACAGTTTTTCGTTCTGTAATGAAATTCCATGGTGACAGTTTTCTTGTTTCTTCTTCACCGAGAACTTTTCGTAGACGGTTGACGAGATATGGTACATCAAAGAACTTGGTGTTCCAACCAGTCAGTACATCAGGTGTTTTGGTTGCCCATGCAGTCAAAAAAGACTTGCACATATGCCATTCATCTTTGCACTTGTGGTAGTTTACCTTGTCTGGGTTTTCGTTGACAAAATCACCACAACCCCAAACATACATGTGACCACCCATGGTCTTCCATGCAATGGCTGTGATTGGTTCGTTGGCTTGATATGGGTCGGGAAAACCATTTTCAGAACCAACCTCAATGTCGATAATTGCAATATCAATCTTGTCTTGGTCCCATTCAACCATGTCCGGGTGTTGGTCTGCAATAAACGCATACTCAAATCTGGTGTTACCATAGATTTTAGGTGCACCAGGGATGCCGTCATACTTCTTAAAGAAATCTCTCGCATCACGGATGGAATCGAACCGTTTGGGTTCCAGGTTGACTCCATCTAGGGATTTATATGCGGTTTGTTTCTTGCTTGGGAGATAAAGTGATGGTTGGTATTCAACTCTTTGTTTGACACGTTTACCATCCATAATGCCACGATACAGAATATAGTTACCGTAGCTCTGTACATTTGTATAAAAGTCCATCATCCAGTAATAATTTGTTTTTCACCAGGTAAAATTAAACCAAGACCAAAAACTTGTTCGTAGTTTTTGCAGAAATCTTGTGCGGGAACATAGGAGTATACTACATGTTCTAGACGAAAGGCAAATGTTGCGTCTTTTTTCTCATCTGCATAAGACGGAAATGGTGCAAAACCAACACTGGGTTGACCGTCCGCACCACGGACAACAGCCACACGAACTGGATTTTTTAAGATGACCGTTCCACCGTCACTTACAATTTCACCCATAACTTCTTCACCCGTCACCAATTTTAATAATCTAACATCCATAATTAGAGCCTCACTAAGTTAATAAATACTACAGTATTATATATGATTTTGTCTGGATCTGCAATAGGTCCGTGCGTTGTTTACCATCTGACAACATCATTTTCCCTGAAAAAAATGGATCCATTTACGCTATTTGCTTTGGCTAACGGTGCGGTTACCGCTGTTAAACAAGGATGCAAGTTATACAAAGATATTAAAGGTGCAGCCGGTGAGGTGAAAGAAATCCTCAAGGACCTGGACCAACAATTCAGTAAGAAATATGAGGGCAAACCTGTGCCTCCTGGTGCTAGACAGCAATTACAGGAAGAAAAACAACGGGTTGTCGAACTGAACAAAAAGGATCCAGATGATGTTTATGCTGAAATTGGTGAACAATTAGGAGTATATTTTGAAAATATGGCTAAATGTATTGCCATATTTGACGAGGAAGAAAGAAAAGCTCAGGAAGTTTATACGGGAACCGAGAGTGTTGGTAAAAGAGCACTGCAAAGGGTTCTAATGCGTAAAAAACTTGAAAAAATGGGTGTTGATTTGCGTGAATTGTTAGTCTATCAAAGTCCGCCAGAACTTGGTGCTTTATACACCGAAGTATCTGAAATGATGGAGAAGATTAAAAAGGAACAAGTTAACGCAATTAAGAAACAAATGCGTTCTGATGAAGCCGAAAGAAAAAGAAGAATCAGAAGAATGCGTAGGTTGAAGATTGAGATTGCGCTTGGTACATCAGCATTAGTACTAGCATGTGCTATAGGAATGGTGTTTGCATTAGTTGTTGAAGATAGAATTAGAAAATATCCACATTTAGGAACAGAATGGATACCCAAAACTCCTGAACAGAGAGCTGAGGAAGCGAAGCCGAAAATTTATATAGGACGGTAAATGGACGAATACGGATTTTGGGATATTCTCTTAGACTTGGGAATATTTGGAGCAGCGTTATCAATAAGTATTTTTCTAGGAATATGTGTAGCCATCATACTGGTGGGAATACATTACATAGAAGAATAAATATTTTCATTTATGATTAAATTATTGTTTTCGTTTTTGATGTTGGTATCTTCAACTTCTTTTGCTGAAGTCACAGCAAAAAGTTGGATTGTAGTTGACCACAACCGTGTAGTTGATGGTGAAAACATAAACGAGGTAAGACCAATTGCAAGCATTACGAAACTTGTAACAGTCATGGTCTACCTAGATGCACAAAGAGAATTAAATCTACCAAAGAGAATGGATTTGGTTGAACGTGCATTGGTCTATTCAGACAACAAAGCTGCAAGACAGTTGTGTGAAATCTATCCTGGCGGTTATTATGATTGTGTCTGGATGATGAATCAAAAAGCCAGAGAACTTGGCCTGACACAAACCAAATTCTTAGAACCAACAGGTCTGTCTGTCTTTAATGTAAGTACTGCTGGTGAATTAGTGAAGATAGTAATTGAATCCAGTAAGTATCCAGAAATTGTACACGCTAGCAGTATTAAGAAACGTAACACAAACCCAACAGTGGGTAAATACGATTACACAGTAACAAAAACCGGCTTCATCAATAAAGCCGGTGGATGTATCGTTGCAATGGTAAATGATAAAGTTGTCATTGTTCTTGGTAGTAAAAACACAAGAACAAGAATACCTGAACTAGAAAAATTACTTAGGGTCTAAATCGTAATATTCAGGTTTCATAACAACCTGCTTATCAAAGACTTGTTTAAAAGCCTCATCCTCAGCTATTGCATCGTCAATTTCTTTTGGTGTTTTCTTACCAAAAATTCTTTCCCAATTATCAGCGAACGTATTGTTATCTACGCTGAATGGTCTTGGACTTGAACCTTTACCACCATCTGACATATTAATCTCCGTAAACAAAAACTATATGGTCTTCCCGTATAACATAATTTTCATTTTCAGTTTTGATTGCTGCATTCCAATCTAATAGAACAACATCACCAGTAGATACCTCTTTAACATCAGGACCAATCGCAAGAATCTTTGCACGGTCTGGTTCTTCTGAGGTTCTTAATACGATTCCAGATGAAGTGGTTCTTTCACCAGGAACTCTTTCAACAAGCACTTTATTATGTAATGGTTGCATACAATCTCCATAATGGTTGCAGTGGGTGGACTTGAACCACCGACCTCCGAGGGTATGAGCCTGGTGAGATAGCCTCTTCTCTACACTGCTTCAAACTATAATATCAATATTGTGGCCTTTATTATCTGGGACCACTTTACCTTGTTCATTATATATCTGCACAGGATAAAACCATCTTTCGGATTTATATTCTGTATTGCCTTGTTGATGATATGTTGTCTTATATTCAGTCACCATTCGCATGTCATTATACCATCCATATGTGTGAGCAATCAAAGGCACATCCATAACAATCACCTTAATTGGAGCGGTTCTATTGATTCTCACAACACTCACGAAAGGGCATTTCGTGCAGTTAATACCGAACCGCATAAACTGGAGCGGGTACCCGGATTCGAACCGAGTCTGTTAGCTTGGAAGGCTAAATTCTCTCCCAGGAGAATACCCGCATATCATTTTGAAATATACTGTTCTTGATTAAATCAAGCGCCTTCGTTAGGGTCTGCAACAATATACTTCAAAATGACGCCTATTATATAGGCATCACCCCGTTATCAAATTACTTTGTAACGTTCATCCATGATGGTTTTAAGCATCACGGACTCTGGTGTGAAACCATCTAGGTCTCCACTCAGCAAAGGTTTCACGATTGCTGGTGAGAATCCAGATACCAGAGCAGTACCAGACTTGTCAAACTTCACAGGGCTGTTGCCATATGAAGCATTCAAGTTCCAGAATACAACCTTTGGAAGTTCGTATCCAGCTTCTTGGTACTTACGTGCAATCATTTCAATTGCACTGTCATCATGTTCAACGCAACCGTCAAACTGCATGTCAGACAGAATCAACACCATCGCTGGCATTTCTTCTTGTGGAACACCACCCTTCACCGCAGTGTCAAGGATTTTTTCAAATGCCTTGTTCAGGTTAGTGTTCATGTCCCAATTAGATTTAACCATTTGGTCAATCTTTTGGTTGATGTTGCCTTTTAGGTGCATCAGTTCTGGACTACCAGAGAAAGTCAGGAAGGTATCCTTAAACTTACCCTTGTTCTTGTCTGCAAGATACAGGCCAAGAGACACTGCAACTTCTAAACAAGACAATTTGGTGTTCGTACCTGCATGGCAGGACATAGAACCAGAAACGTCAACTAGAGGTAGTATACTTGCGTCACCTACATAGTTTGGCAATGCTTCCCATTGCTTTTGAATCAAGTCCAATTCGGTCTTGTCAAAAGGCAAGTAGTGGCTGATACGACCCTTCAATACATCATACGGATAAACCGCACCTGCATTGACCTTCACTTCCATGGTACGATCCTTAGGATCTTTCATAAGTTCGGCAACATATTCCGCATACTTTGGAGTATTACGGTTGAAGGCCTTCTTATAACGAGCAGCTGCTACGGAAGGAACATGACTAAAGTTAATGGCATCCCATTCTTTAGAACACATTTGGGTTTCAACAACCTTGGTCAATTCAACCAAGGACTTACGGTAGAATTTTGGTGACATTCCGTAGAACGCACGAATTTCTGCCGCAATAGGTCCTTTGCGTGGAGTCCATTTTGCAGCCAAACCATTACGAGAACGCAAAGCGTCACCCAACATGGTATAAGCCATAGACTTCATCACATCGGTTTGGAAAACAAAAATGTCATCCCAACGACCAAGTTCAGGAACTTTAGCCAAGAGTGCCTTTGCGGCTTCAACATCAGTCTTTTCCAAATAACGGAGGATGTTACGGAACGATTCACGTTCACCTGCACCACCACGAGCATCACGAGCCCATGCAGCTACACGGAGTGCCAACTCACGGTTCTCAACCAATGCAGCGGTAAAAGCAGGAACAATGTCCTTGCCACGGCTTGCACCAATGTTATAGAACAAGTCCACGACCGCACTGGCGGTAGACTTACGAGCCTTCATACCATTAGTGGTACGAGCTTCTTGATTCATAACGGCATTCACAAAAGTGTTCATAACATTTCCTTTCAAAATAACAGGTTACGCTTTTGGCTTTTTTGACATAAAAGTTTTTTAAATTGCTGAAAGTAACCTAAAAACAACAGGTAAGTTTCCTACTTTTTGATTACAGAGAGAAATCGAAACTCTCCTTGTTAGTTCTATTTCAATAAACACCTTCAAAGCCGTCAAGCTCCAATGTTTACCATAGTTTACCAACTTTCACTTTAGACGTTCTTGCTGAACCTTACCTAAAAAATTTTCCAAACTTGATTATAACACAAAAAATTTGTAGAGTCAAGCTTTATTGGAGCGGGTAATCGGATTCGAACCGATGGCCTAAACCTTGGCAAGGTTTCGCTCTACCAACTGAGCTATACCCGCATAGAATATATTATATATCATCCTTTAACTTTTGGCAAGTGGTGCGCCTAGCCGGAATCGAACCAGCACGCCGAAGCGGGAGATTTTAAGTCTCCTGTGTCTACCAATTTCACCATAGGCGCATTTGGTCCGGCGTAGAGGAATCGAACCTCTATTGACTGCTTAGAAGGCAGCTGTATTATCCATTATACTAACGCCAGATATTGGTGCCCCAGAGGAGAGTCGAACTCCTAAAATTTGGTTTCTAAGACCAACACGTATACCAATTCCGTCACCGGGGCAATAAATACTTGATGCAGAAAAAAACCGATCCTACAAAAGAACTACGGCTTATTGCACAACAATATCCGTATATAGAAAGAAAATTCTCTACAACAGAAAGAGATTTTACACCATCTTTTGAACCAAGGCAAGCGCAGCCATTGGAAAAAATTGAAATGAAACAGATTGGTGCTCCTAGAAAGAATCGAACTTACATCTAATCCTTACCATGGATTTGTTTTACCACTAAACTATAGGAGCAGTGGTGCAACCTCCAGGAATCGAACCTGGTTCAACGGTTCTTCAGACCGCCGCTATGACCACATCAGCTAAAGTTGCATGGTGCATCGTGAGAGGATTGAACTCCCGACCTTCGCCTTGTAAGGGCGCAGCTCTACCGCTGAGCTAACGATGCAGTTTTTTCTAGAATAAAATGAGAGGTAAAACCTACTTCATTTTGGTGAATGACTTTACAAACACCTTCATCAACTAATTCACCTAGGTGTTTCTCATACAATTCATCTGAAGCATACACCTCAATTCTTTCTCCTATTTCAATAAGATTGAGAACCTTGAGTGTGCTAATCATAGGTATTGGACAATATTCACCACGAGTATCAACAGTATGTTTTACTTCCATAAAATTCCTTTGGGCAGACGTTACGGTTACGATCCGTGTCTACGAGTTCCACAGACTCGTGTGCTTCCATTACACCAAACGCTGCATTATTCCTGTTCTGCAAGAATACGTTTCAAACGGTCGGCACAAAACGATGCAGCTGGTGCATCTGGTTTTACCATTGGTGTAACATTACATGTACCTTTGATATAACCAATCGCTTGTTGCACAACACAAGAAGAACCGAATTCATCATTCTTGTTTAGGTCCAAATGAACTTCAACATGAAAATCTTCCAACACTTCTTGTAATTCTTGAAACAATTCAGATACTTTATATACTTCTGTCATCAGACGCATAGCAGGTTTACTTTTCTTGTGGTCGTAATCTAATTCACGGTCAACATAACCGAAGATTTTACAACCATGGCGACCATCAATGTGAATAACGACAGCCAAAGCATAGTCAGCATACCATACGCCATTAACTCTTACTCTTTCAGAGTCGGCACCCAAGTATACACGGGTATCAGGTCCTTGATTTGCAAGGAATTCTTTTACTTCATTAGCGTCGAAATTTCTCATATAATCACCTTTCTTTTATGGCGCCCCGCCAGGGAATCGAACCCCGTCCTTAAGTTTTGGAGACTCTCGTGCTACCGGAACACTTGCGGGACATAAACAACAGGATAGGTTTTGCGTTTTCAATTACAAGTTGAATGCTTTTATTGTTGCTGGAACTATCCTAAAACTGGTACCCTGACCAAGAATCGAACTTGGGTCTAACGATTATCAGTCGTTTGCTCTGCCATTGAGCTATCGGGGCATTTAATTGGCCGGTCCTGAGAGAATCAAACTCCCACTTCAGAGTCCGTAGCTCTGCGTAATATTCATTTTACTAAGGACCGAAATTGGTGGTGATAGTTGGTAACGATCCAACCTTGCAGGCGTATGAAACCCGTGCATATCCATCTATGCTATATCACCGAAAATAAATTGCGCTGTGGAATCGAACCACATCCTGGCATTTGGTTGCCTACTCCACCGGGGTGTCTCGGACTTCCTGTGCTACCATTACACTAACGCAAAACTTGGTGGAACCAGTCGGACTTGAACCGACCACCTCCTGCTTGCAAAACAGGCGCTCTCCCAGATGAGCTATGGCCCCATATAACTGACAATTTATCCTTCTCTACGCCGTCAGTCAAGGCGAGTCTTGGTGCCGGATGTCGGGATTGAACTGACGACCTACCGCTTACAAGGCGGTTGCTCTACCACTGAGCTAATCCGGCGAATTTGGTCGGAGTAGCAGGGTTCGAACCTACGACCTCCTGCTCCCAAAGCAGGCGCACTACCAGGCTGTGCTATACTCCGTTGTTTGGCTCCCCAGGGTGGGCTCGAACCACCGACACCTTGATTAACAGTCAAGTGCTTCTACCGACTGAGCTACTGGGGAATAAAATTATATATGGCGGTCCGTAGGGGTATCGAGCCCCTTCTTTAAGCGTGACAAGCTTACGTGCGTCCATGAACACTTACGGACCATAATTTGGTGGAGCCTGATGGAATCGAACCACTAACCTTGACCACCCTACAATTCAGGTAACGGATTTACAGTCCGCCGTAGGGAACAAGCTCCAAATTTTTTGGTAGGGGCACAGAGAATCGAACTCTGGTTAGCGGGTTAAAAGCCCGTTACTTTGCCACTAAGTTATACCCCCATACTACCATTTGTTTAGTGTTGTCCGCCTATTTGTCAACAATGTAGCTAGCACTGACGAGCGAGTAGCAGTTATATCAGGGGTCTTGCCGGTCGCACCCTCAACCCCATAGTCAAAGCGTCCCATGACGATACCTTGACAACACTAAACAAATGGTACACCGTAGGAGAATCGAACTCCTCTTTCCGCCTTGAAAGGGCAGCGTCCTAACCGATAGACGAACGGTGCAAAAATGACTCTACAAATTTTTAAAGAACAAGTGTGTATTATACCACAACCGGCAACTTTGTCAACCAGTGTTGTATAAAAACAACTGGAGTAGGTGACAGGATTTGAACCTGCATAAAAAGGGTTTGCAATCCTTTCCCTAGCCATTCGGGTCACACCTACATGATTGGTACCTCTGAGGAGAATCGAACTCCTATCAGCCGCTTATCTGGCGCTACGGGGTATAAATCCGCTGTTTTACCATTAAACTACAGAGGCATGGTGGAGAGTCAGGGAGTCGAACCCTGTGACCGTCTTTCAACGGTCTACGGATTAGCAATCCGCTGCATTACCGTCCTGCCCACTCTCCAAACCTTGCACGAACTTCTTCAAACAAAATTGGTCTAAAGTCCGTTTGTTCAACACACACGCACTGATACCATGGATCATCTAACTTATTCGCATGAGTATGTCCGTGAATGTTGCCACGGAATCTACCCTTGCTGTCTGGATGCACAGGAATGTGACTCAGCATAATTTTATCCATCACATGGTAAGCACGGATATCTCTAAAGTGTTGAGTGTAATCCTCTAACTTAAAGATATCGTGGTTGCCCTTAATCAAAACCTTGTCACCATTCAAACGATGCATGATTGACAGAGCCTTTCTGTTAATCACTACATCACCTAAGTGGTAAACCTTGTCCTTTGGCTTCACAGTTTCGTTCCACCTCTTGACCATTTCTTCATCCATCTCGTCAGGATTATCCCACGGACGGAGTTTTGTTACACCATCATCACGCATAAAGCGACATACGCCAGCGTGACCAAAGTGCGTATCACTTACAAGAAATACACTAGGCATACATCCTCCTTAATTTAAACAACAGGATACTCTTTTTAGTGCGCTACCAATTGCGCTATTTTTCCCTAGTGGAAAAAGTTGGACTCGAACCAACAACCTCTCGCTTAGAAGGCGAAATATTTTTTGCTGTAAGTATCCTAAAAATGGTGGAAGCGGTGAGATTCGAACTCACGGGCCGTTTGCACGACCGGCAGTTTTCAAGACTGCTGCAATAAACCGGACTCTGCCACACTTCCATATAGAAACACTCTGCGGTACTTGAATCCACGGCGACCCTACTTCACGGCAGGTTCTTGCATTGGTCGACATTTGCAAGTTGCTGTTTATCCGCTGTAGTCACTCAAAGTGTTTTTATATGGCACCCCGTGTTGGATTCGAACCAACGATACTGATTTCAAAGACCAGTGCCTTAGGCCAGACTAGGCGAACGGGGAACAAATTTGACTCTACAAATTTTTAAAGAACAAGTTTTGTATTATACCAGAACCAAAGATTTTGGCAATACATGGTGTTGTTTTTTTGAAACACCAAACAAAAGACCCAACCTTTTGAGGGGTTGGGTCTTATGTTTGAAGTTTGGTTTAATACTCTAGTATTATTCTCCTACACAAGACCCAAAGAGCCATGACTCATCGGCGCAATTAAATGTAATTGCATGATATGTTGGCTGACTGAAAGGTTTGTGTATTGAATTTGTCATAGTGTTATTATATAGGCGTTTTGCTTCCTTGGCAAGAACTTTTTTGAAAATATTTTTTTATGCTTTCCACTTAATCGGTACCGAAACTATCGGTACATTTGGATCCTTGAAACCTTCAAAGATTTCCCATAGACATTCCTGAACTGCAAACTTGGTTAAAAGGCCAGTTTCACGGCCGTGTGCATCAATTTCCCATGGATGATGCCAATAATCCAGCGTATCAGAATTAACTCTCTTGCCCTTCCACATGGAAAGGTCATCGTTGGTTTCATGGTAAATCAACTGTTTTACATGAACCATTTCATGCGCCAATGTTTCCAAGATACTTCTGGCGCCTATTCCAGGATGTATTTCAATAAGGAATTCACGGGGTTCGTTCTTTGTATTATACCCCTCCGCACCACAGGAACCATAGTCCTTGATTCTACTATCAAATCTTATAGTGGTGTAACAGTTATTGCGTATCCGTGTGTTTGGAATGAGTTCCTTGGCGTAAAACAACGCCGCCCTTGTCACATAAGGTTTAAAATACTTATCTGGACAGTTTAGAATCTTTAAATTCATAAGAATACTCCTCTCCAGTTTATATTTAGACCTAGATTTTTTCTACGGTAACTCCTGCTTTTTCTAGGAATTTTATACCCTTGTCGTCCCGGTAACTATTTCGGTAATAAACAGAATTGATACCAGATTGGTAGACTAGTTTTGCACAGTCCAAACAAGGTGCATGGGTAACAAACAAAGAAGCACCAAGTCCAGATTCGGTGGACTTTGCCAGTTTGGCAATTGCGTTTGTTTCTGCGTGAAGAACCTCTGGTTTGGTTTTGAGTTCTTTGATTCTGGGAAAATAAGTTACCTCATCTTCACAGTTATTATCCCAACCAGATGGCATACCGTTGTATCCGATTGAGATAATTCTATCATCTTTGACAACGATAGCTCCTACATGGAGACGCCTTGCGGAGGATAACTCCGCAAAGGTCTCAGCCACTTTCATATAAGCATCACGAAATTTTTGTTTCATTTTAGCTATTTAAAACTTTTGCCACACTGTTCATTACTGATGCGATACGACCTATATCACGAAGTTGTTCAACAGTATAACCTTCCTTTTTCAAGGTATCATAGTGTGCCTTGACACAGAAATGACACTTACCAACAATACTTGCTGCAAGACTGAATGCTTCAAAGTTTGCCTTAGTGGTTCCGCCATGATTTGCAATAGCGTTCATGCGTAACTGTGCTGGCAATCCCTTCAGTTGTTCGTCGTCTGCCATTTCAACATATGGATACCATACGTTGTTTTGTGCCATCAAACTTGCGGCTGTCATAGCACTTGCAGCATGGACAGGATTGTCCGCTAACATAACAGCCAACACTTTACCATTACCTGTTGCGGCAAGTGCAGCTACGGCACAACCCATAGCCACATCCACATCTAATGAACTACGCAAAAGGACAGCATCAAGATTTAACTTGGTGTCCTTTGCGTAATCAGGCAAGGCATCTTTGACTTGCTCGATGAATGCCATTATAGTGTCTCCCCACCAACTTTACGGTTACATGCACACAATTCACCAGTTTGCAATGCATCCAATACACGCAAGGTTTCTTCTGGAGAACGACCAACGTTGAGGTTGTTCACAGTGACATGTTGAATTTCGTTATTAGGATCAACAATGAATGTTGCACGAAGAGCAGCACCAGCAGGTGCATAGAATACACCCAACTGTTCAATCAAACTCAAATCACCACGCTGAGTGTCAGCAAATTGAATGTGTTTGATTTTCTTCAAATCTTCATGTGCATTTTGCCAAGCCAATTTACAGAATTCATTATCTGTACTGCCAGTCAAAAGAACTGCATCACGGTCCTCAAAGTCTTGTGCCAACTTATCATATGCAACAATCTCTGTAGGACAAACGAATGTAAAATCTTTTGGATAATATACAATCACTTTCCATTTGCCCTCAAATGATTTTTCTGTAATAGTAAAAAAATCATCTTTACCAGGATTGATGCCTGTTACGGCAAATGCTTCTAATTTATCACCAACTGTTTTCATTTTTTCCCTTTCAAGTATTAAAAAATTAAGTAACCTCATAGATTACTTATCATAGTATATCACTATTTTAAATGAAAATCTAATTGATTTTATTAATCGTTGTGATAGTTTATGAAAATGTTCATAATTCTATATACTATTATAGTATAAGGAGTTTAAAATGTCAAGCTGTTTAACTTGTGGTAATTTATTATCTGGTAAGCAAACAAAATATTGTTGTAATAAATGTAAGATGAAAAATTCAAATTTTAAACATCAAAATTATGAAAGCCAAAAAAATAAAGGATTAAAAAACAAATTAAAATTACTCGACTTAAAAGGTAAATACTGCCAAAAATGTGGTTATAACAAAAACACTTCAGCCTTATGTTTTCACCATCTAAGAGATAAGTTATTTGGTATAGACATTCGCCGTTGTTCAAATACAAGTTGGAAAAAATTGGTTGAAGAATCCAATAAATGTATTGTTTTATGTCATAACTGTCATATGGAAGAACATTACCCTGAGCATATGGTGTGACCGGTAGGATTCGAACCTACAATCAACAAATTATGAGTTTGCTGCCTTAACCGTTTGGCCACGGTCACAATTATTTTACGTATTCAACCGAATCTTTCCGCATCAAATGCGGAGATTCATTGCTATCCGAAGTTGGTTTGTTTTTAAACACCCCAATAAATTCTACACCATCAATTAACATAGATGGCAAATTATTAAAGGTGTAATAAATTTCCTTAGTTGCTATGACGCAAACTTTAACGGGTTCTTCTTGATTTAAAATTTTCATAATGGCACCATTATACTATAAAAAAAGGGGTCTGTCAAGACCCCTGTGTGGAAGATAATTTATTTATCTTTATTGTCCTTGAACCTTTCCGGATGATTGAGGCGTTCCCATTCCTCATCTGAAACAGGCCACCAATTAGTCATTTTTTGCGGACAAAGGAATCTTTTTAACTTGGTCTTGAATTTTTACCATATTCTGTAAACCGATTTTCAACATACCATTAACAAGTTCGGCATTTTCAATCTCAACCTTGTCGGCTAATTTGAATTCACGGGTAAAATTACGATTTGCGATACCTTTGTACAAGAAGTTATCAGGTGCATCCTCTTCCTGTGTATTACCTTTAACGACAAGTTTGTTGCCCTCAAGTGTAATTTCAATATCAGACTTTGCAAATCCAGCAACAGCCATTTCAATAACGAATTTGTTGTCTTTGACTTGTTTGATATTGTATGGAGGATATGTTGCAGCTTTTGCAACAGCTTTGGACATGGACTCCAACTCTTTGAACACTTCATTGTATCCAATAGAAAATGGGTCAAATTTACGGAATTGACTGAATAAATCTGTCATGGTTTTCTCCTTAATAAGCGAGTTAATAAATTTTGCCAACCCCGAAGGCATTGGCACCTGTGGATATTTTACTAGCTTAACACAGGTACGCTAGCTTCCCATCCCGATGGGACTAAGATTATATCCTATTTATATAAGAAAGTCAAGTATTTTGTGGTTTTTTACCAATATTGTACTTGGGTGTCAACTGCCATTCATTCTTCTCTTTATGAGAAAGAATCTTAATCTGTGATAGGAAAATAGGTTCTGGTGTGGCCGTTTTGTCTTTGTCCACAATTTTTAATAGACCCCAATCTTCCAACAAATTAATAATCGCATTTCTCCGAGCCAAGTCATTTTCGGTAATGTCGGTTGGCTTACCATCTAATGCAAATAGTTCTTTGAAGTGTACCACATAATATTGTCCACGTTTGTGGAGAATGTGGCAACTTTGAAATAGTGTTTTATCTTTCTTTGAAGCTACACCAATTCTGGTAAGTGTCTCTCTGACCTTTAGGAAATCATCTTGTTCCTTCAATGTAACTTCTACTAAATCCTTAACATCAATCATTTCACTCCGCCTTTGTCTGTTTTTTTTCTTATCTCAGCGATTTGTTCATCTGTAAGTATACGAAGTGCTTCGATTGCTTTCTGGTCAGAATAACCAAAATATCTTTTGACACACTCAATATCCTTGTCTTTACTGGCTTTCTGCCACGGAGCAAACTTCCGTTTCATAGGCCTGATACTATTTATTAGGTACTGGAACTGCATATCTTTGTCCAGTCCAGGCCATAGGTTCATGTCCTGTGCGTAAGGTATGCAGTCTAGATGATAAGACAAGGACCTATTTACGATGAACGGTGCATAGTCAACATAATCCAACTCACCGTCTTGTTTCTTGGTGTGCATCACCAAATTAACATAGTCGAACGGCGTCATTTGAATTCACACTCCACCATAATCTCGGTCAAACAGGCCATGAGATTGATTTCATGGTCTGCAACAAATGCGGCTTGATATTGATACTTTGCAAGGATGAGAACCAATTGTGGTACAGAACCAGCTTTTAGTTGTTCATACAATGTATCATACAAACTACGGAAGATTCTTGCAGGGTCGTTATCTAGGTTCTGTGTCACCCATTTACGAGCCGATGCAAAGTCTTTACTGGCCAATGCCTTGGTTAGTTCACCAAGTTGTACATCAGAAACGGCAGCAAGAATGCCTTTGTCGATGACTCCACTTGCACTGTATCGTTGTAGTTCATTTAGAATACGACGATTATCTGGAAAGTGTTTGGTGATGACCGCAGCCACAACTTCTTTATCATATTTGATATCTTCTTCTTTTAGAATGTTCTCAACACGTTTAAAGAATTGTGTTGCCATCTTGGCTTTAGATCCGTTGGCTTTGAAATCAATGACCGTACAACGAGAATGTAGTGGGTCAATGATACGATTCTTAAAGTTACAGGTAAAGATGAAAGAACAATTCGATGCGAATTCTTCAATACCTGCACGTAGGATTGCTTGTGCGTTTGGTGTTAGATAGTCTGCTTCATCAAGGATAATAACCTTGCGTCCACCAGTTAGTGACATGGAGGACGCATAGTTCTTAATCTTGTTACGAACCGCATCGACACCGTTCTCATCAGAACCGTTAATGATGATATAGTCGCAACCAATTTCATTACACAATGCACGAGCCACAGTTGTCTTACCGACACCTGCGGTACCGCAAAGTAAAAGGTTAGGGATTTCTTTTTTGTTGACGAATTCCTGAAATGTCTTTTTCAGGTTGTCATTCAGAATACATTCTTCAATTGTTTGGGGACGATACTTCTCCACCCACAACATGTGTTCGCTCATTCAAAAACTCCATAATATAAAATAACATTGTATCAGATTTTACGCCAAGTGTCATTCTCTTTGACGTATAGTTTACCATCAGGACCAGGCACAATATTGACCTTTACATCTTTTCTTGTGCCCTCAACATATTCAACACCCATGCCATGAATTACATAAGGACTGTATACTGTAGGTTTTGGTGTTCCGTATGTTGCTTGTAGTTGCAATACAGGTTTACCTTCAAGTTGTGATTCTAACTCTTTGGTCGGCAACTCATCCTGTTTATAAACAATTTTGGTAGTTTCTGTAGTTTCTTTATATGCAGCAACGCCAGCGGCCACTAGGCCAAAAAGGCCTAGTGTCTTGGCGAATTGTCTACGTCCTACCAGGCCACTCATTTGATTTCCTGCATGGATTCAAATAGAGCCTCAAACTCTTTCGATTCAGCAACTTCAGTTTGGAATGAATTGTTGAATTGTGTTTTTGCCATACGCTTTAGAATTTTCTTAGGCAATTTTAATTCATCATATGCAACATCAATGATATCTTTGATTGCATCATTGTTGCTTTTGTTGCGGGTCATATGTAAGACCACTTCATCAACATAACCTTTAAGTTTCTTCAATTGTTCTTCGTCAAAAGAACCAAATAGTGTGTTCACCTTTGTCATATATCACCCATTATTATTAATCATTGCAACAACATCAAAGTCTTGTTCTTCAACAACGATAGAACCATTAGACAAATTGATTCCAGTTTTGCCTGCATAATCACCATCTGCAATAACAAATACTGCAATGATGTGGTCAGGATTAAGTGCAACTTTGCGTTGTGAAGGAACATCAGTAAGGTAAATCATTTTAATCTCCAAATTTAGAATCTTTTGCTTCAATAGCAATGTAATATTCCAAATCGCCAGCTTGGTTTGTAAAGTGTGCAAGTCCGGCTTTAGAGATATCAACATTGTAGGTTGAAGAAATCATTTTGAAATTTTCGGTCAGAAACACTGCCTTGAATCTCTTTTCGTTTTGTGCGTCACCAATTTCAATTGTGTTTGTGTGTGCAGAGTCGTCCTTTGCATTGAATACCGTTACGGACACTTTGTTGCCGTCAGATTCAAATGCAATGTTTGGTGACTGTAGGACAGATGCATTTTTCAAGGCTTGTGCCAAATCTTCTTCATTTAATTTAAATGATCCATCAACAGAAGGAAGTTTCAACTCTTTATCTGGAGGAGAAACAATCATGTTCTTGGCCGTCATTCTATACTTGGTCTTAGAACGACCAGACTTAAAGATAACATTGTTGCTATCAAAGTCCAGTTCAGTATCTTTGCCAAGGGAATGTACAGACAAAAACTGATTCAAGTCATAGATACAAAAATCTTGTGGAAAATTGTCATTCAATGTGGCTTTTGCCAAAACAGTTTTCGTGGAAGAAATTGTGGTAATCTTGTTACCAGTTTTAAACTCTAGACCAGAATTAATTCCGGCAAAGTTCTTAAGTACATTCAAGGTTTCATTCGATAGTTTCATTCACATCTCCATCATTATCAACAGAATACATTATATCATGTTCGTATAAAAACATCAAGCAGCACATCGCATGTGCCAGGTGATGTAGACCGGATTCAGGGTCAATTTGTTCACCTCTTTTCCATGCCCAAATATGTCTTTGCAATGCATCAAAGTATCTGCGTTTTGAATCAGGTACTTTTTTCCAGTTATCTCTTTCGTATTTTTGGGCACCAAAAGTTAGGACTTTTACAGTTTCTTCTAGTGCAAGTGGTGGCAAAAGACCGTATTCTGATTTACCTCCATCAAATTTACGGCCTTCACCCATCACATTTCTCCCACAAAGTTTGCAACAGCAGGCATATCACCACGGAAATGGTATGTGCCGATATGGTCTGTACGCATCCAAGGACATAGATAGATTTCTCCGCCAATCTTACGCCACATTTGACAGAACATATAATCTTCACTTAGATAACGGTCGGAACCACCACCAGTGATAGAGTCTTTTGTGTCGATGACTGTATCAAAGAACGCATGGATATAACGTGAACCGTCAAAGTGTGCCTGTCCAACATGGTCAGGACGATAACGAATCATTGGGTATGCCTTCTCCATCTTGTTAAAGACTTCACGCTTCACAAGCATAAAACCTGTACCAATTTCCAATACAGTAAGTGGTTCAGTTACACTGAATTGTTGTGTACCCTTAACAGGGTTAAAAACATAATCACCTGTAACAGCCGCAAGTTGATTGGGGTCAATGTCAGGATTCTTTTGAATTGCTTTCTTTACGGATGACCACTTGATGGCTTTCTTGGGATAAGGACCACCAATAACATCTTTATCTAAAGCAAGTAGTGCAATCACATCTCTAGGATCAAAGTGAATATCTGAATCTAGGAATAAAAGATGTGTGCAATCTGAACGATGTAAGAATTCATCCACAAGATAGTTTCTGGCTCTTGTAATCAAAGATTCATTGAAAAGAAATGAAAATTTGACTTTAACTCCATATTGCATACATAGAGCCTGCAAATCCAAACAAGCCTTTGCATAGAGGCCATGATTCATGCCACCATACATTGGTGTTGCAACGAAAATACTCTTTTGTGATAATTCTTCTTTTTTAATTGAAATTTCCATTTTCTCTCCAAAGAAAAAGGGAACCACTCATGTGGTTCCCAATAAGGTTTAGGCAGTGAAGCTAAATCCACCACGTAGAGCAGCTTGTACCAACTTGCGTGTTGGTGTGCCCATTCGGTAGTATTTAACTCGTGTACCATCTTCCAACTTCTTGGTATTGGTATAGATGCAATATCCTTCTTGACGTAGTTCGTCAATACGTGCGGATACATTCTTGATACCGAAACGGCGTTGCGCCTGTTTAACCGTGAAAGTGTTGTAACCTTCTTTTTTCTTCAAAGCGGCCAACATTTTTTGCTTAGCTGATAGTTTAGTCATATCAATCTCCAATAATAAGTTAAAAACAAAGTCTTGTGTGTCACAAGTATTCACATTATACTATTATATAGTACTTCTGTCAAGCGTTTACCGACCAACTTGTGGTAAATATTTCGCTTTGGTTTCTTCCCATGTCATAAAAATAAGGTCATCATAGAATAGGGATTCATACGATACATTATTTTTTTTCTTCAACATGGAAATACGGCCTTTGGCATATTTGGTTTTCCAAATGTCGGTCAAGGCCTGTTCACTGGTATCAAATGATTTTACCAGTTTATCTTCCGTAATTTCTTTACGGAGGAATTCGGGTGTGTTGTCATATAGTGGCGAGAAATAAATGCCACGTTGGTGAGCACACTTCACCAATTCTTTTGGTATCTTCAATTTGCTATATGCAAAGTGTAGAGTACGGTTTTTATGGTCACGTTTGTATGGCAGTCCATTGGGTTTCTTGGCTTCCCACCATTCAAAGTAATGACGAGTGTGATTCTCTTTTACCCAATCATAAATGCGATTAAGAATATCTCTATTAGGATCAAAAGCAACTGAGCCTGAACTAAAACCCATCTTTCTCCAGTGCTCCAGACCATCGTACTGTGAAAGACCGTTAGATTTTGTATTACCATAAAGGCTAGTAGTAGTAACGCCAACAAGAACATCATCATATTGTCTTTTCCAATCAGATTGAACGGTGTCAGAAAGACACAGCAACGCCAACAATTTGCCACCCATATAATTAAATCCGAGAGGTTGCAGTGGTACAATTGTTGAACCGATTGCTGTGTGATTAATCATATTACCGGTTGTCTTAATATCTTTAGGCCAGCCGATAAATTGGTCACGAGGTGTTAGGTCCAAAAAGTCGGATGAAATACAGATAACACCGAGAAACTTTTCGGTAACTTCATCAATAACTGTATAGAATAGATTGCGACCAATGTTGGAATTATTCTTCATTGTGGATGAGAATGTACGCAACGTGTTCCATTTATCCGCCAAAGGACCATTCGAAAGAACCATCTTTGGTTTTAGATTTGCATAATCATCAGGTTCTTTTGGCATCCAAATATTAGATTTAATCTCTTGGATTACATCTTCCTGACCCTTATCAACCATCTGACACTCATCACCGAACAACGTGGACATGATCCTGGTGGGATATTTTTCGTGTACTTCACACCATTTCTGGTATAAAGTGTATTCACGCACATCCATTTGAGATTTTACGGTCAAGTCCGCAATCAAGTCTTGTTTGAGTTTGTCGGTATCAATGTGTTCAAATCGCTCTGGTTCATTCTCAATCTGCCAGAGTCTCCATTGTTCATCAATATCAGGGATTTGTTTTTTGGTTGCCATTCACAATCTGCTTCATCATCTTAGGATTAAAATACTTGCGATAAATTTTTTCCACTTTTTTCATACCAGACTTTAACGCAAGTGGTTTTGCCCTAGTAGTATACACGATTCCGTTCATGTGGTCAAGCTCGTGGAGGAAAATTCTTGCGGTTAATCCGGTAAATGTTTGTTGGTGTTTATCTCCGTTCCAATCTTGGTATTCTACCGTAACGGTTTTTGCACGAGTAATGTTTAACTGCAACATGGGGAATGACAAACATCCTTCTGGCATGTGTGTTTCACCTTCGGTAGAAATCAACTTAGGATTGAAACAAGCAATAAAATTGTCATTACTGCCCATAACAAAGACACGATATGGAAACCCACATTGGTTTGCAGACAGTCCTAGACCTCGGTGTTTCTTGCAAGTCTCAACAAGTGTTGATGCAAACTCATTCGGATCCACAGGAGGATTTGAGAAATCAAAATCGGGCAATTGTTGACTTAATACTGGTGTACTTGGGTCTACCAGATTAAATGTGTTTACTTGTTTTTCGACCTTTGCCTCTTTGGCGGTGTCATATAAAATAATATCATCTGTACTCATTTTGCAATCTCTTTCAAATATTTTTCGAACAAATCTTTTTTCTTTTCATACACACCCAGACCATTATTACAAGGTACACAAAGTATGCCCCTATATTTTCCTGTGTTGTGGTCGTGGTCAACTTGAGGATTATTCATCTCTTTATTACATATTAAACACTTGTATTCTTGTTTATCTAGTTCTGTCAGAAACTTATCATAAGTCATATCAATAATGCCCCGTGATTTCCATTGTTTTTCTGAAAGAATGTGTTTATTTTTAGACCTGTATTCTGATGCTTTTACTGGATCATACTTTTCTTTCCAGAAATTTGGATTCAATTCAAGTTTTTCTGCGTTTTTTAATCTATTCTTCTCATTGAGTCGTTCTTTATTCTTTTTCTTGTAAAGTTTCATATAATCTGGATGTGACCTTGGTGGCAAATCATCATAGATTTCACGTTTTTTTCTTTTCATATTACACCTTAAAAGTTACTATGTTTTTATTTATAAAAAACTATAAGTTAACTTTGTGGTTTTTCAATTCTACTAAAATTTCCCTTCTTGGAAAACTTAATCACACTTCTGAATTTATCAAACAGTTGGTCACCCTTGTGGCTGATAACAAATACATTGGTATCTTTGCCCATTTCGTGAATCAACTTTAAGAATTCTTCTGTGCCCACAGTATCTAGTGACGAATCAAACACCTCATCTAGAATTAATAGGTTGGTATTTGTACTGTTCTTTAATTTGGCAATCTGTCTCCATGTAAACAACAATGCCAAATCAATACGCATCTTCTCACCTTCGGAGAAGTTTGCATAGGAGAACTCATCACGGAATCTGGATTTAATTGTCTCATTGAAGTTTTCATCAATATTAAAGTTGACAAAAAAGTCCATTGCTGATAAATACTTGTTAATTAATTTGTTCATTATCGGCAAATATTGTTTAATAATTCTGGACTTAATACCACCATCTTTCAATAATGCACTGGCATATTCCAAATACTGTTTGTCAACCAATAATGTTTGATACTCTATTGTATTATCTTCTAGCTCTTGTTTTAGTGATGCTAGGCGCCCATTATCTTGCTCAGCTGTATCTACTATAGTTGAGAGTTCTTGTATTTCCTTATTCAACTTTTCGATATAACTATTAATTGCCGCAATCGTTGCATTGTTTTTGGTAATCTCACTTTGATGTTCGGTAATATGATTCAGAATCTTTGTGATTGATTCAAGTTCATCATTGACTTTTGTGAGTTCAGTTTCAACTTCCGTAAGATTCGTTTCCTGTGTTTTAATCTTTCCATTTTTTTCTGTAACCTGTGACTCTTTCCACTCGGGTGTGATTGATTGTTTACAGGTCGGACAATCGTGATTGTTCTCATAGAATTCAATATCTTTTTTGTGTCTATTAATATTGGTTTGAATTTTACCTTTGATTTGAAATAGTCCTTTGGATTTCTTATCCAATTTTTCTTTCTTATCACCAACCTTTGTTTGCAGAGCATCAATGTGTTTCTGAATTAAGCCATTATCTTTGTTTAGTTTGATTGCCTGTAACTGAGAATCGGCAATCTCTTTAACTTTCTTGGCTTTCTCCGCATCGGTATGTTTCTTATGGTCCTCAATAGACTCCAATTGCATCTTGATTTTTTCTTCAAGCAATGCAATGTTATACTTAACCGTAGTTAAGCTTTCTTTGTTGAGTGAGAGTTTATCTTTTGTGACACCATTCATTGTAGAAAAGATTTGAATGTCCAACAAATCTTCAATGATGGTTCTCCTATCTGCGGCTGATAACTGCATGAAAGGAACAAATGAAGCTGAACCTAGGATGACGACCTGCGTAAAAGACTTAAAATTTAATTTAAGAATTTGATTCTCTAGTATGTCTTGGTAGTCTTTCGCAGCCGCATCCTGGTTCAACAAAACGCCGTTGACATAGATTTCAAACTTATTAGGTTTGATACCACGTACAACCTTATATTTCTTCGTACCAATTTCAAATTCAATCTCAACCAGACAATCTTTGTTATTGATAGAATTTGGTAACTGTGGTTTATTTATCTTCCGAAACGGTTTACCAAACAAACCAAAGCACAATGCATCCAGAATAGTGGATTTACCTGCACCATTCTGACCAATGATTAATGTATTTGTTGACTTGGTGAAATTAATTTCGGTGAAATGTGCACCAGTGGAAAGAAAATTCTTCCAACGAACTTTTTGAAATAAAATCATTCTATATTAACTGCCTCTATGTAGAGTTCTTTCAATAAGTTTTTCAGTTTGTTGTTGTCGATATTTTGTTCTGATACCGAATCGACATACTTATTCAATATGGTAAGAGTATCTTCAGCTTGGTCTACCATATCATCTTCAACACCTTCGGTCAAATCAGTAAAATCTTCCACGATGGTGATATCTGCTGGGTTGACATTATACAGGTTATTCATAAATTTGTCAAACAGATATGGATTGGTTTTATTGATTACAACCACTTTTACATATGTGTCTTTGTAAGGAGTTAAATCCATAGATGAAATAACATTGATGGCATCCTTTTTGTCATCATAAACTATCCTATGGAAATTCTCAAAAGGATTAGCGACAAACTCAAGGTTATCAGTGTCAAGGTCAAAGATATGAAAGCCCCTTTCATCTCCATAGTCTTGCCATGTAAGCTGATAAGGGTTTCCAAGATAGTGAATACCATCAGCGTTAGATTTATGATGATAATGGCCAGAAAAGGTACGGATAAATTTGCGAAAGAGTCCACGGTCCAGTCCTTCCTCACTTGGCATACCACGATACATGGCAAAGCCGGCAATCTCAAAGTGTCCCATGCAAAACTTTGCATCGGTATCTTGCAACATCATCATAGAATCTGCATGATTGTCGGTACAAATCCACGGCATCATACAAATCTTATGTGGGCCAACATAGATTTCTGTTGGGTGGTCAATAATATTAAACGATGATCCATACTCACCAAGAAGCAAATCTACCGAGTTTACAACATTGGTATTTTTAAAGTATGTGTCGTGGTTTCCAGCTAGGATATGCACATCAACACCAAGTTCAGCCAAAGGTTCAAAGAACATTTGTTTAGAACGTTTGAGTGTGTGGAAGTTTAGGTATTTCCTGCGGTCAAATGTGTCACCCAATATAAGGACAGCCTGTACTTTTTCTTGTTTTAGTCTAGGAAAAAATACCTGGCTGTAGAACTTCTCGTAGAAGTCCAATATATGTTGTGCATCATTTCTTGCACCGAAAATGTTGGTCTGTAATTAATGCAACTTTCATACAGACACCTCCTTTTTCAAATTATTCATTGTTAATGACTTTGGTTTTGGTCCATTTGCTCCAATTCTGGATTCAGGATCAATACCTTTTTCGTAATACTTTTTATACAGAGATTTAGAAACACCTGTACACTCTTTTAGTTCACGCCAACCGTAGTATATCACACCTTTATATTCAATGGCAATAGTATTATGTATTTCTTTGCCTTTTAATCCATGTTGACCATTTTTTCTTGCGGTTTCTGGCGTTATTTTTCCAGATAACCATTTATTTTTCATTGATTCGGAATGTTTATTTTTTCTTTCCATATTATTATTCCAACTATTCAAAACACTTTTTCTTTTATTATCATAATACTCCTTTGTGGCTTTTATTTTATGCCAGTGATGTGAAGGATGATTTTCTCCTTTCAATCCATACATAGGATTATCTTTGCCGTATGTTATAAAAGTATAATGTTTTTTGGAATTTCTTTTTATTTCTTCAAAATTCCACTCCATCTCTGTTAAGGATTTAAATATATCGTCCATTTTTGCCTCCAAACATATTTATAATTGTTTGGTGCCAATAACGATTATTCCATGAATTTTTCAATACCCTGCGGTTTCTTTGCCGCTTTTGCATCCTTCTTTGCTTGTTTGGATTCTTCGTAGTTCTCAATGAATTCGGCAATGTTATCGTAAATCTCAAACTGCTTTGAGGTACCATCTTCACTTTCCAGAAACTCAAACTCATCCAGAATACCAACCTGTTCTGTGGCTTTGTATTTCACATACAGTTGTTTCTTTTCTTTCTGTATTCTACGCAAGAACGCATAGTAGATTATCTGTGTGAAGTATGCAAATGGATTCTTCGACTTGTCTGGATTGAAGTTGTCAAAATACATAAGACAGTTTTCAATACCATCCGAAATCATTTCGTCACGGTAGGTATAGTTGATGAAGTTTGGTTTGTGAGACAGACCTTCGGCAATTTTCATCCAGCATTCACCAATATAGTTTGGTATTGGTTCATCCGGATTGTTCTCTTTGCGTTTCTTGTATTCAATCAGTTCTCTGAGGAACGTTTCATTGTTGATGTAGTGTCGTTGTTTGCTCATTCAAATATACCATAAAAAGTTGTTGACAGGGGGCTTGACATGTGTTATAGTCCACGGTGTAGCCCCGATGATATTAATGTATCTTTATTCCTTTGGATGTTTCCAATTCATTTAATGCTTCCATCATTTCTTCCTTAATATCCTCATTACTGGAATCCATCACAGAGTTTATTTTTTTAACCGCAGTTACATAATAATCTTCAAAGTTTTCATTTGGATCCATAAAACATACCACCTCATCAAGAGGAATCTTTACAGAAGTGCCTTTCATTACAGACAAAGGTAACCAATGTTGCAATACCAAATTGGAATTTACCACAGAGAACATCATAGGATAATCCAATTCCACGGTATTGTTTTCTTTTTCTGTGTAACAAATAACATCAGAACCATCTTTAAGTCTTACTATTTGTACCGTCATCTTTAAGTCCTATGTTATAAATTTTATAAGGGAACTTCTCCTCATTATATATCTTTACTCGTTCCACGAAATGTCTGAGTGTGAAGTTCATGTGTTTCTTGTGTCTGAGGTCATCCGCAATATCGTAGAGTGTGGCTTGGTCTTTGGTACCTGACTTTCGTAAACCTCTTCCGATACTTTGCAGATTGCGAACTCTTGACTTAGAAGGACTTGCAAAGATGATATTGTGTAGATTGCGAATGTTAATACCAGTACTAAAAGTGCCAAAAGATGCCACAATAATTGCGTCATTTTCTTCCTCCATTATGCGTCTTACCTGTTCTCTTTCTTCTGCTTCAACACCACCATGGATAAAAAATACTTTTCGGTCTCCTGCCTTTTCTTTAATCATATTGTATAGAACTTGACCGTGTTTCTCTACCATTTGGTAAAGTACCAACGTATTGGTTTTCATACTGATTGCCAAGTTTCTGATAAAACGATTTCGATTATGGCTATTAATTAGATATTCAATTTCTTGTTGATAAGTCCAATCTTTTGATTCTTCGCATTTTTCTGGTGAATGTTTCAATATCAAGCACTTGATGATAAATGATGAAAGTATGTTCTTATCAATGAGTTCTTTTGTTGTGATGACCTGACGGACAGGACCAAACAAACCTTCCAACACCAACTTATGTGTTTTGGTACCATCCAATGTACCAGTCAAACCAATTCTGTACTTTGCATTTGTACAGGCCGTCATAATTGTAGTTAATGATTGTGCCTTAAACAAATGCGCCTCATCACCAATGATATATTGAAACTGTTGGAAATATTCGGGTGGCATCTGATACAGTGATTGCCATGTAGAGATAATCAGTTTCTTACCAGAATGTTTTTCTTTTCCTTGGTAGATTTTGTGTACATATTCATCTACATCAAAGTCAGTTTCAGATGCATAGTCTTTAAAGTCTGACGTTAATTGTTCCACCAGTGATGTGGTTGGAACGATAATCAAACCTTTCAAGTCTTGGTAATCCAAGAGTTGTCTAAAGATGAGGTATATAATTAACGATTTACCTGATGCGGTAGGAGACAAAAGAAGTTTTCTTTTTGCCTGCATTGCCTCAATGAATGCTTCTTGTTGGTGTTCATTTACTGTAATTGGATTACCAGATGAATGTAGATTCAAAGACTTGAAGAACTTATCTGCCTGATAAACAGAGAATTCATCCTCCATTTCTTCATATTCATATTTGTATCCACGTTCTTCACAGAACTCTTTTAGATATGGAATCAAACCCAAATATAATTGTTGTGTGTGTAGATTAAACAGTCTTATCTTACCATCCCAAATGCGATTCCGATAGGCTGGAACGAATTGGTAACCTGGTACAAAGAATGTAAAGTACTCTGAAAGTTCCATTGCGGTAGACCTTTCACACTGTACTTTGGCGTACACCTCATCTTTTTTAGTTATGATAATATCATTGCCCATTAATAAATTTTTCCCAAGAAATAAAATCTCTTAATTGCCAAGTTCTTTGCTTCAACTCCTGCATGATAGATTCGATTACAGAAACACATTCTTCATGGTAGACCTTCTTTTCTAAAAGTTTGATTAGGTCTTTGTCTGCTTCCATGTAAGTTGCCATGTCTGACTTGAGTACAAATGGAAAGGGTTCCCATCCATGTTCATCTAATTCTTCTTTAGACATTTTACCTGTGAAGTATTCTGCCTTGATTTTCTTCATACGGAGATAATCAAAGTGTGCCTTCTTGGATGCAATCTTGTGTTTGGTAAGAATGCCCAAATACTTACTGTGGAGTGTGGGTATTTTTAAAAGTTCTTTGGAAGGTTCAGTCTGGTCAATGACCGCATCGTTCTCCCAAAGTTTTAAAATCTGTTCAAGTGTTTCCATATCAATTCAAAAAACAAATAATGTATATTATATCAGAAAAGCATTACAAAGGCAAGAACTCGTAGTACATATAATTGAATGTTGCCGTTGCGGTAATGATTGTATCGGCAGATAAAGTGGTATCGAAATTAATATCTGCAATGTCTGTTGGGTAAAGACCAATGAATTGAACTCTTGCAACTGGATTGTTCAATGCACTTAACACCGTTAATGTTGCATCTGCTTGTCTTTTGCCACCAGCCAAACGATTCAGTCTTTCACGTTCCTCTAGATTTGGATGACCAATTGACATTAACCAGTCATAGATGTTCTTCCAAGATTCTAAATCTTCATTCACAATAAAAGTAACTGACAGACTGCCGAATGTTAATTTGTTACCTGGAACATTAACATCTAATGTTGGTGTTGGAAACATTGCAGAACCCAAGGAGATACTTGGTATGCTTACAGACTGGCAAAAATATGTTGTTGACGGCATTCTAGTGAATGTCATCAAGAATTTGGTAGGTTGTAACGGATTGGTATTCTGAGGATTTCTGTTCAGTACAGTCATGTTTTCTCCTTACAAGGTATTTAGGAGACAACCTTAACGCACTTCCAACCTTTATGCTGTTTTAATATACCTTGTGATACTTTAACCATGTTACCTTGGTCCAATCCGTTATCTTTACAAAATTTTCTAAGATTTACTATATTCATTTTTTGTCCTTGTGGAGTAGTGACTGTCCATATACATTCTAATGTTTCTCTTGCTTTATTTTTTTGATGTTGTGATTGTTTAAAACCACGCATACTTTCGACACGTTTATTAATATGTTCTTGTGATTGTTTTATACCCATTTTAGATTCACTTATAGCTTTTTTAGTTTCTTCTGAACGAGTTTTTTCGTAGAATCTTATTATGGAACTTTTTTTAATTTGTTCCATATTAAATTCCATTGTTCTAAGACTTTCAAATATATCTTCCATTTTCTAAGAACTTTATGTAGTTGATTATTAAAAAAGAGGGACCATATGGTCCCTCTTAAAATACCACTCTTAGTGGTGGTTTTTCGTGAATAAAATCACATTAGGTTTTTCACTTGGAAAATTCTGTAATACTTGTTAGCACGAGCTGACAGACGACCCTGACCAACATCGGTACCCTCAGCAAATGGGTTTGCAACCATTCCGTAACGAGTCTTGAATCCGATTTTTGGTTGGAAGGTGTACTGGTCAACTGCACGAACCATTTGTAGAGGAACGTATGGGCAGTAGAACAGACCAGCGTCGTATGGTGAAGAACCCTTATAACCGATTGTTACCAATTCTTGGTTAGAAGTGTATCCACCGAAGTATGGGTCGATGTAGACCTTGATACGACCGTGCAACATACCAGCAAATGTATTGCCTGTATCGTCAACTTGTAGGTCAGCGCTTAGAGCAGGTGTGTACTGTAGAACACCAGCCATAGCCATTGCGGATGCAACGTCTGATGAAACAATCAGAACGTTACCTTTTCCTCTACGAGTCTGCTTAGCGATAACGTTAGCATCACGTTCGATTTGGAAAATCAGACCCTTGAAACGTTCAACAGACCAACGACCGTTAGAGTCAGTGTCTAAGTCGAATGTACCAGCAGTTGTAGTACCATACTGTGCGCCAGGAACAGCAACAGTGTAGATAGTACGGATAACTTCACGGTTGATTTCAGCAAGAATCTCTGTAGACAGAATGTTAGACAATTCTGTTTCAGCATCAAGACCATGAATTGCCTTCAAGTCTTGTGCAAGTTCTAGAGAGTATTCAGCCTTCAATGCACGGCTCTTAGCGGTAACAGTAACCTTTTCGATGCTAAATGCCATTTGGTTGAACATACCTGTAGAGGTATCTGCACCAAGACCTTCAGCAGTTGCTGTTGACATACCAACACCAGTTGTGAATGCGTTAGCTGTTAAGTCACGAACTGCGCTTGTAGAAACGTCAGTTGTGTTGTTACCAGCAAAACCGAATGAACCACCTGCACCAGAGCTTAGACCTGAGAAGATTGTGTTAGCTTCGTTGAAGAATGCTTCGTTTGCATCACCAGAACCTGCGGTTCCTTGTGCATTGTACTTAGCACGCATTGCGAAGATAAGACCTGTAGGTCCAGTCATTGGCTGAACACCAGCAACGTCATAAGCAATCAGGTTAGGCAGAGCACGACGAACCAAGCTGATTAAGATTGGATCGAAGTTCTGGACACCAGCGCCAGTAACGTTTGTAGGTGCAGCAGAATATGTGGTTTCATTCAACTGCTGTGCAGCAGCTGTCATTTCACGCTGTTGGTTTTCAAGAATAACAGCAGTAACTGCCTTCTTATATGGATCCTTAATGGATTCTAGTTCTGGGTGCTCCAGAACAGGTTGCCATTTTTGTTGTAGTTCTTCAGATAGAAACATGTTTTATTTCTCCTTGTTAGTTTCTAAAACGGTATTTTATTTATTTTACCGTGGATTTTGAAAGTGTGGATGCTAC